CTCTGACATATATGCTTCCTCAAAATTATTTGCCACGATCAGATAAATCTTATCTGGATTATCTGTCATGGTATCGAAATCACGCTGGGAAATCTGCGACACTTCTCCTGCTCCTTTTCTTGGGGCGCTTGCGATAAAGACTATTGGCACGCTCGATGATTTGCTCTGACTCTTCGGTTGTCACTCGATGGACAACAGCAAAGTTTCTATACTTTCTTCTCACTTGGTAATTGTTCTCTGGATGCTCTGTTAACTCCTTGTCCTTTGCTGCTTTCGCTGCTTCGAATGTCGGATACAATCCAATGACGAATCTTTTTTGCATTAACCGTAAATCCTCGGCTTATATTGCTTCTTCTTCTTTGTACGGTGTGTCGCGGGACCAAGTAAACCCCTCCTTTCCTGCATTTCTGCTGGACCCTTAACTCCCTGTCGGCCTAGTTGACCGGCTTTGTTCATAAGGTTAAAGTTATTTCTAGATAACTTATTAACGAGGGCTTTGGCCGGATCACGCTTAGGTCCGGTGCTTATCCCCATTCATATCACACCCCTTGCTTAGACTTCACTAGATGCTTAATAAGCCTATTACTTGCGCGAGCCAACGCCCGCGAATACGCTAACTGAACACCGAAATCCTCACTCCACGCATCCGTAGGATCACACTTTGCATGACCTCTACCACTCACAGGATAGAACCTGTTATGAATTGCTACGGACACCAAAGGCTTATCAATAACAATTTCAACAAAGTCTGCGGAGTTTGTTTCGGTGCGAACAATCTTTCCAGAACTAGCCATTTCCTCTACCTTTCTAATTGACTTTCAATCTGCTTGCCGGTCATCTTCCGGCTCTCAAACGATGCGACCTTCTCTAACCGTTCGATGGTTGGGTCAACGATCATCGTCCTAAACTTCTTAGCCTCAGGTGTTGCACTACCAGCGATTTCTAGGAGGGCTAGTTGATTGTGCATTTCCTGTAGCCTAAGAATAATCGCTACGACATTCTGATAGTTAGACCATATGTGTTCTCCATCTATCTCTACGCTGACCTGTTTAAGATAGGTATTAACCTCATCCCATAATTCGTCTATGTTCAAGTCTGCCTTCCTCCTTCTCAATCTCAGCATCAATTCGTCTTAGGAAGGCTTCTCCATATGGACTTGCACCCTGCTGATGGCTACGCAGATATTCAAACACATCATAAACATCTGCTTCCTGATCCATTATGTACAGCATCTTTGCTGTGACTAGAAATTCATCCCAAAACTCTTCACAAATCTTCATACAGTCTCCCAGTATTTCTAGCCCCGCTTGGCGGCTGGATTACCGCTACTACCTATTCTAGCATATAACCGGGCGCAATGCAACTCTCTTTTATTTCCTTAGATGCTCTGAATTTACTAGGTATTCTATGATAGAATTTAGTTTCTCTCCTTCGGGAGTTTCAGACTGTAGAATTTCTACTACTGCGGCCAATGCCTTCTCATGGTGGATTAAAGATTCATGCCTTCCTTGACCAATAATCGCCATGGTATCTAGTTTAAACTTGGACCCGTTAGTACTATATTCATGGGGCATATTAGGTGGATCAACATGGAGTAGGGCATTCTTGTCGAAGTCTGTGGCTCGTTGATTTATCAGTATCCATGCCGCTATAATCCAGGAGGGCATCTTGCGGTTCTTATTCTCTGTCACATAGGATTTAGATATAGCATCTATTCTTAGCCCTGTGATATGTCCGATGCGCCCGGTGCTTGTGGCTATCTTCTGAAAGACAGGATCGGGACCGTCAGCCTCTAGCATTCGCTTGGCTACAGCCCTCTCCGAAGTCTTTGATCGTCGTATTAAAGTCTTTTGTTCTTGTGTAGCTCTCGATGGCTCTACTATTGATTTGAATTCTTGTACTGTTCCAGCCTTCTTGCACCCGCTACAGAAACCTTGCCATCGTAAGTACACCTTATTACATACTGTACACTTATATTCTTTCTTTACCTTTCGTCTTGTTTTATACATTTTAACCTCGTTTAGAAATCTTTAAATTTCACAAAGCGAGGAAGCCATCTAACTGTTGCTATTCCGGTGCGACCATTACGATGCTTCTGCACGATGACTTCCATTGAGTCATCTTCTGGTCCCATCCCTGCCAATTCGTAGTAACTATCCCGATAGAGGAACATTACTATGTCTGCTGTCTGTTCAATCTCTCCTGAGGATCGAAGGTCAGACAGTTGTGGTCGCTTATTAGGTTTCTTATTCTGCTCCCGATTTTCATTCTGTCTAGACAACTGTGCTAGCAACAGGACGGGGCAACCTAACTCTTTCCCTAAGTTTCTTAGGTCTTTACAGGCTTCTCCAAGTGCCTCAACCGTAGGCAACTTGTCATTGAGCCTCATGATATGGAGATAGTCTACGATTATTAATCCAATCTCTCCCCACTCATACTTCTTTTGTCTAGCAACGGAGGCGATATATGATGCCGTTACTCCCGGCTTATCGTCCACATGTATTCTTTCAAATACTTTAGCAAGCGCTTCCTGCGCTTTCTGTACTTTAGTTTGATCCTTTTGATCAGCAACGAATGCTCCGGTCCTAATCTCGTCGTGACCTACCTCTGACTCAGCAGATAGCATTCTCTCAAATATCTGATCCCGTGACTGTTCCAACGAGAAGAACAATACTGGCTTATCTTGTGCGACATTGCGTGCTACATTAATAGCCAATGCAGTTTTGCCCATCCCTGGGCGGGCGGCTAGGATTACCAAGTCCTCTAACCTATTAACCAATAGGTCAACTTGCATCAATCCTGTTTCTACTCCTGCCGTAACCTTCTTGGTACGCTCATAGATTTCCTTGGAGAATTCTAGGAACGCATCCTTGGTAGACTCTATATAGGAAGAGATTATCTGCTTCTGTAGGAACGATGCAAACATCTCTTCCAATTTATGCATCGCTTCATCCGACGAAGGTTCTTGGTAACAGAGTGTTGCGATCTGTCTACCTAACTCGATACCTGATCGTAACTTACTCTTGCCCTTGATTTCCTCTGCATAATAAAATATGTTAGAAATATTGGGGAGCAGTCTGTCAGAATTATCTACGAGTTTCTGGAAATATATCCTTGTGTCGGGCTTAAGATTGTCCTTGATTGTCAGGGAGTCAACAGTCTCCACCGACTCGATAGCCTTGAATATTTCTCTGTGGACTTCCTTAAAGAAATCTTCGGAGGATAATACTGCTGTAATCTTGGGCAGAACCAGAGGGTCTTGCAGCACCCCTACGATTACTGCCCTCTCCATCTCATCATTGAACGGTATATCGTTAACCATTTATCCTCCTTGCCTTATCTAGTTTCTTGGCTAACTCCTCACTCTGGCGACGACTTTGGCGCTTCGCTTTCTCGATATCCGCCTCGTATTCTTCCGCTGCATCTATCTCTTCCTCCTGCTCCTTCCACTTATTATGTGCGATCTTCATTACATAATTGAGAGGATCAGAGTCAAAGGTTCGATCCGATGCCGCTACGATGGAGTCAAATAAAATGGCTTCACCGTAGCGTTCCAAGGTTTTATAGAAGCGAGGATAACTAGATACTGGAAAGCCCACCATTGCTTGGTAAAATCTTGCCCAATGCTGCTTGCCAAATCGTTTAATCTCAAAGCGCCATTGACTTAGACTTTTAACTTCCTCCATCTTTCGTCCTCCATAGAATTAAATACTCTATGGCAGACTTAAGATACTCAACATTATCGTGAAATTTGCCTAGACCCGTATTACAATCCATACAAAGAAAGCCACGAAGTCTTCCCGACTCGTGGTCGTGATCTTGGTTCAGTAATTTAAGTTTACCGTTTAAAATTTGTCTCTCGGGTTTATGGCATATCGCACACAGATTGTTCTGTGTTTCTTGTATCTTATCAATCCGCCGAAGTCTGCTTCGTTCCTTACTTATCTTCTCATATTCTCGCTGTTTAGCAGGAGGAGGTTTCCACTTATTGCTTAATATTTTTTCTCTATAAATAGGATCAGAGGCATAACGCTCACGACGCCTAGAGTTTTTTGTCTCTTGATATCGTAAGCGCCACGCCTCCGCATCCGCCTTATTTTTATAAGGCATATTTAATTATCCCCTAATGGCAAGGATTTCCTCTAGTGTTGCGCCCCGAAGCATTGCCTCGATTTCCTCAACGCTGGTCGGCTCCGCTAGCAGATCAAGATCGAAAATCTTCTGCTGCTCACCAGTCTCAGGATCAAGCATTGCATCAAGCGGAACATCTGACGGCTGCTGTGGAAGCGCAGCAATCTTTCGATCCCGTAGCTTACCCGTAGTAGTAAAGTTAATATCATAGCCCGTGATATCAACGCCGAAGTCTTCGGACTGAATCTTCTCGACAGCATTAAGTGTCTTATTGAAAAGCTCAGGCCCGCCCTCAAGAATCTTAACCTTATTGAGCGGGACAAACTCAGCCTTCTTAAGATCAGCGTGACAATTCTGGCAAGTCTTTCCGGGCGTTACAGCATTACAGGAATTACATACTGTAGTCGGGGTTCTGTCTAGGACATTAACGGTAAATCGGCGCTTGGCCTTGCGCTCAATCTTTCGCGGGTCATCATTGGCAAGAGCATCAATCTGCTTGCAGACCGGACAGATACGGTTCTGTGGGGTATTAGGGCAATTAGCCATCATGCCCCGTCCACCATTCGCTTCCGCAATCCAATGCTTCCAGACGGTGCGTGCGTGGGGATCAAGAATGCGTAGAACAACTCGATAGTCTTCTGAAAACTTTACATACTGTGCGCTTGTTCGCTTGCGAGTCTCGTCATAGGAACGAGTCTTTGGCTCTTCGGAAAATGGCATTTTATTTCTCTCCTTCTAGTGTTGATCAATTGGCCCACTCATAGTAGTCGGGGCACTCAGTTGGATAATACGCCGGTCCCGGCGCGAGGTTCAAGTCATCGGCTTCACTCCCTCCTATATAGATACTATACTATACAGAGCATCTACTCTATATAATATATATAAATATGATAGCACACTCCGGGGATTAGATCAAATATAATTAAAGATTGGGAATTGCCTAGATTTTACTCCAAGCAATTCCCTATTAGTTACACTACTGGCTCCGGTTCCTCAATCGGGTCTGTGACTGGCGGATCAGGTGTTGCCCGTAGCCACTTGTCAATTGCCTGTAGAAGTGTTGTTACTGCAATAACAAGTACTGGACTCCAATCAGCGGGGAATAGTACTCCACCTAAAGCTGCCGCTAACAAGATAGCAACTGCTGTCGCAACTGCTGCCTTTAATGCTCTAAGCAATACAGCCTGAGTTGCAGGTGGAAGCTGATTAAATAGAGGAATCTTACTTATTAATGTGTACGGAACTAGAATTCCTTGAGGTCTCATTTATACACTCTCCTTATAAAACTTTTCTTCTTGTTGGATAGATAACATATGGCCTAGTCCAGCCAGATATATACTTGATATATTCCATGGCTCGCTTTAACTGTGCCTCTGTCATTCGATCATATCGAGGCTTTTCGGGACGACTCGCTGAATTATGGTCTGGATCACGCACTAAGTAATCATACCGAACAATTGTACCGGCAGAATTCTTTACAGGTATTTGCTTGATTACTAGTACTGCATGAGCGCCAGTAAAGCCACAGTCTGTCTTGCCGCCTTCTCTACAATCGTTTCCTCCGCATCTTGATCCCGGCCATGTTGGATAGTAACGATAATTAACACTTACTATGACCGGACCAAGGGCTAGTTTTGCTCTCATAAATGTTCTACTATATCCTAGCGTCCAGTTATAGTGTGAAACTCCATTTGCTCTTAATGTTCTAAGAGCCGCCGTAACATTTAAACCTCTTCCGTAAGGAGGGACGCCAGAATCTTTTCTTATATCATTTAATGAATGTAGTCGATCCTTATAATAATGAAGAATCATCTGAATACAGGTATCTGTGCAAGCAACCTTTTGTAGACTAAATGGCACACCTGGCTGTCTAAACTGAAATCTGGCAGGATAGTTTAATATATTTAGTGACGCCAATAGGCTCACCCCCTTAATTAATAATATGAAATAGTCCCTTTATGAGACTATCAAACTCATCAGCAATATTGTCCCAGTTAAACTGGGGCTGCTTTATAAAGTTGTACCCATCTTCTCCGCGCTTACGCATTAATTCCTTGTGATTGTAAGCCCATTCTAGACTCCGTACTAGATCATCTTCATCTGTTAATCCGCCCCAAGTATTAATGCCAGCAGTATGTAGTAGCCAGCCAGCATTCTTAACTGTTAAACCGCCATGACCATCAACTAATTCCTTCAAACAAGAGTGATCGCTCACAATCTGCGGACACCCTACTGCCATGGACTCTGCCACCGGTAATCCAAAGCCATCGCCAAGACTAATAAGAGCATTAACATCAAAGGAATTATAGATAAGATTTAGCATCTCATCTGGAACTCCCTTAGCCGGCGTTACCCCTTCGGTAAGAATTAACTTACCTTCTAGATCAAATTGATTCTTGATCAAATCAACTAAATCAAATCCAACATCATCTACGGCTGTATGTAAGTATAATTTTGCATCAGGCTTGTCCTTAGCAAATTTGGCAAACGCACTAATCAATATATCAAATCTCTTTCGATACTGATTGCGCGCTACCATGCCTACTACCCATGCATCTAAAGGAATGCCTAATTGCTGCCGTGCTTTCTGCTGGTTTATTGGATAGAATATATCAGAGTCTACTCCGTGATATATCTGGTGTAAGTTATCCGGCCTCACCCCCTTGTTTGCTTCTATAACAATACGCTCTGCAAACTTTGAATAACAAATCTGAGCATCTAATTCACTTAGAAACTCTGCTGTACTAGGCTTGAGGGGGCCAGCATCGATAGGGAAGTAGGCTATCCTCTTGAGGTAGGGGGCCGAGATAGTTGCGGGCCTGTGCTGCTCGTATTTCTCTATGATCCACGGATCATTAAAATAAAATAGAAGGTCGGGCTGCACATGTGGTACAATCTGCCATAGACGGTTGAGGCCAAACAACTTGTCCATCCCCCCGCCCGGTTCGCAGGGATGGATCGGATATGGAAATTTCCTCTGATCATAAGGCTCTCCATGATGGTTAATTCCCAGCACATGAATTTCATGACCTTTATTATAAAGTCTGTTTAATAAGTTTCTAGAGACTATTCCAAAGCCTGTATTAACAGTCGGTGAGTCCCCTACAAATAAAATTTTCATTGCTCTCCTTTACCTAACCTACTTGCCAACGCTTTCGTTGGGCGTATCAAACTAGGGCAATTGCATTCCTCTTCATACGGTTCTATTAGATACCAGCGTCCCTCCATACCAATATACTCTCGTACTTGTACTCTTGGTGGATCGTCAAACCATCCAAGCATTGCTGCTTTCTCATAGATGTATTCTCTATCTAAGGAGGATTCTATAGTCCATTTTACCATAATACCTACCGAACCTCAACTCTACATTCCACGCGCCCGTTTCCATCTTCTGCGGTAATTTCAATCTTGTGTACATTTGCGCCCTGTGGATTGGGCTTGTAGTTTTTATCGTTTGAAATATTATCTATTGATCTAAGGTACGGAGTTATATCTATACCTCTGAAAACATTATTTTCATCGTCGGGAGTAAATGTATTATCCCCAAATATATAATAAGTACAGTCCTCGTCATCAATAAATATTTTTAATCCTGTTGGATATGCCATAATTATCTCCTATAAATGTGTTAATAAGAAACCTAAAGTAGTAATTTCATTTATTTTAACTGTAGCCATTTGAGTTTGTGCTATATAACCATCAGTATTAGACTTGGAAGCAGTTACTTTTTGCTGACCTGGGCGCACATTGTAGAATGTATATCTTCCAGTCTCATCTGTGTACGCTGGCTCTCTAGCAATATCATAATCTAGATATACATCAACGCCAACTAAAGGTAGCCCAGTTGCATTGTCTGTAATTATGCCTGTTATTATACCATAACCCTCTCCAACTAAAGTTACCTCAAGTCTACCATTTCCAAGACCCATAGGATTCCAGTAAAGAACATCTTCTGCTTTAATCCACCCCGCTACCTCTTCTAAGGCTTTTAATGGATAGCATATAGCATAAATTAATATGTTCAAATAAAGTCTACCGTTTACTCCGTATTCAAAATCTTCCCCTAAGTTTCCTTTCTCAATAGAAAATATTTTAGTAGAAGAATTTATCCATTCATCTGTACCATTGGCCCTCGTTCTTATAGCAGCAGTTACTTTACTAGTATTTGTAGTTACTCCTGTTACATTAGCAGTATACTTTATTAAATAAACTCCGTCTGTAGGAGTAATTAATGACATACTAGTAGAAGTAAAATCACCGTATCTATTAACCGGATTGGTATCCCAACCATCTAGTAAATGAAAGAAAGGGTAGCCGGGATATGCGAACCAAGAACTATCGTCTACTCCTGCTGTTCCAATGTTACTAAGAATATTTTGATGGTATAAACCATCTGATACCGGTCCTGTGTAGTTTGCTTCCGCTCCACCAGAGGCAGGGATATCCGATGGGATACTAGTTGGAGGCGGAACTCCTTCATAACCCGTTATATCTCCCCAAGCCTGTCTCCCTTCTGGTGTATAACCTTTCAGACATTCACAACAATTATCAGGTTTGATATATATATTTAACATTACATTATTAGCGTTTCTATAAGGAAATTCTAATACATAATTAGTATCAGAGGCAATAATATCCAGTTTTCGCTCTACTGTTGGAGTATTTTTAGTTATACGGCGTTCATTTTGTTGTTTACTTTTTCTAGTTTTAGCTAGACTTTTTCCTATATTTTGTAATTCATTCATATATTTAACCTATTAATGTTTGACTATTAGCGGGATTTAAGAGCGTTATTCTAGCCTCAATTGGATCAACAACAGTTCCTTCTGGATATTCCAGAGGAGGCTCGGGAGGAGATGCTAGAACATTCTCAGCAGAGGCTATTAGTATGACCTCCATTTCACTAGTATAAACTTGGAATGACCCTCTTAAATAAGTCCCTGCTACCCACCCATAACATAAAGAAAACCCACTTGCATTCATCGAAGCAGAAATAGTATCTCCAGCCTTGGCTTCAATTACAGCAAATAGATTAGAAACTGGTGGAGTATAATAAATTACCGGACCAAGTAGTGCAATATATCCTGTAGTTACTCTATTACCTGAGGCAATTGCAGAACCATTATGGTAAAGTATTAATTCTGTTTGCGCGCCCATAAAATAACTAATTCCCCAGCCGCCTCCCTTAATACGCACATAATAACACCCATCTTCTGGAACAGTTATAGATGTACCATTAGTTGTATAGCCCCCTATTTGTTCTATACCATCAACAATATAAAATGCTGTAATTGTCCCGTCGCAGCAAGCATCGGAAGTACAAGTTTCTGGCCGCGTGTAATCTCCACCATATTTAACGCGAGCATAACTATCAGGGCGGATAGGGGGGTTTACACTACATGGCATAGACTTAGGATTTAAATTTATATCTAAACTTACAGAGGAATTATTAGCATCAAATTCTTTTATATATGGATTTACTAAATCCACAATATCAGTTCGACGCTCAGTTCTAGGAAAGTTTTGTATAATTCTAGCCATGTTAATTACCATAGAAAATATTGTTATACTTAGGATCAAATGTTATAGTTAAACTTACATTCTGCTCTCCATAAGTATAAAATTCCATAGAGTATGTATATAAAACTCCAACTAAATCTTTGCACTTTTCTACAATTGGGCCAACTTTTGTCACCCTATTTGTAACATGCTTTGTACTTTTCTTATCCTTATCAAAATCTTTGCCAACTTGTACTAAGCTATCATTTATCATAAAATCAAGTCCAATTAAAATACATCTGTAACTTTCTTATAATACTCCCCGTAATACGGATCGGATGGGAGTATTCTTTCCTCTATTGGTACAATAGGGAAGGAGGACTTTCCAGCAATAGTTCTAGGAACAATAGGCTCAATAGGCCACGAAGTACACTCTATTGTATACTCTGTTCCATTACTGCCTTGTGTTCTAGAAATAGTATTTGCACGCACCCGCTTTTCTAATTCAGGAGTCTTAACAATAAATGTATCCCCCGGTTGTAGGTTACTAATATCAGAGGTTGTTACAGTTATTCTTCTTTCTGGTTCCCGCCTTCTAAGTAATTCTCCTCTAGATACACCGATAAGCGTGTAGTAATCGGCTACATTTCTTAGTGAATCGTACTCTCTTTGTACTGTTCTACCCATTATATCTCTATTGGTTTTATTTTCTGTTAGTGTCCATAATGGTAGACCCTCAATATCTGCGCCCGTAGTTAGGAGCATGGTTGCTACCTTACTAACATCATCGGCCTCATCTATTTTAATTGTAGCGCCCCTTCCTTCGGCTGCAACAAAGTTTGTATCATATCCAATTCTAGGAGTTACCCGTAACCCTCTCTCAGTTATTTCCCACTCCATTTGAAGTGCTTCGGCTGTAGACTTAAGGATATCCAAATAAGAAGTATTTAAGAACTTAACACTAAGCCCATTAGTCTCATGTACAGACATGCCATCTATCCAAATAGGACCAGTTTTAGAGTCTTTAATAACATAAACCGTGTATCGTCCCCAAGGTAGCCCGTTTGTAAAATAATCATTACTATCAAATACTACATATTGTGGAATTTCGGTAGACCTATTTAAATTAATAGATATCCTACCGTCAGAATTATAAGTAGGTACATCTACATCGTTAACTTCTACTGTACCTGTAGGTATTCGTAATACTCCAGAAATATAATTACCATTAGAGTCATAGCCATAAGCGCTCATTTGTATTTCAATTACACCATAATTTGGACCCTTTCTAGAATAAATAATTACTCTATCTCCTACAAATGATAAAGATTGCTTAGTCCCTGTGGTTAAAGACTTTCTCCATCCATAAACACTACCACCTGTATATTTTTTATGAAAGTACTGTCTTATTTCTGTTGGTCTATTCAAAGCTATGCGTTCGTCATCTTCATTTAATTCATGCATTGAGCCTGACCAGTATCCAGCAAAAGCATCAATAGAAACAAATCCTGCATTTAAATTAGTTATTCTAATTTGATAAGACTTATCTCTTTCAAGAATTTCTGACTCGGGAGTAATCTCCCATATCTTTTCACCGCTTACTCCTACAGGTACAGGGAAATTATCCTCTAATGTTTCCCACGCACTCCATTCTGTTACAGGGTCAATCCATGTAGGTGCCTTAGGATTTGCTTTCAATGTTCTGGCTGATGGTGGGTGCGAGTGTACTCCACCAGTTTTAGACCTAATTTCAATCTTAACAAACCCCTGTCCAACTTGTCTACCGTCTGGATTTGTAACAATAGGACTAGTATCAGGAACAGTTGCATACCACTTGAAAGAAATTCCTCTAAAATCTATAACTGCTGAATCATTTTGTTCGGTACAATATACATAACTTCCTCCGTGAGAGTAAGGATCAAGCCTACCCCTCCATGCATCAATAGACATAACTCTAGCACTTGTTTTATTAAACTTTAATAATCTACTGAAAGCAGGAGTTTTGAAATTCCTATTTGTTAAATCATTCCAAATTTTATGATTAAACTCATCATAAACATCTACAGTTGTTCCAGACATATAGCCCCGTCTAAAGAATGTTCCAGGCTCAAACTTCTTACCGGCTACCTTTAAACCATCTGATTGTTTAAAGGTATGATTTCTCATTTCCTCTGCCAAGACTGTTCGATTATAAGTTATTTGTTTACTATCATTCTGAATTTCTTGATAAATAATATCAGTTAACTCATCTCTATCTAAAATAGTTTTAAATAAACTTATCTCTACTGCCGAAGCGTAGCAATCGCTATATGTATTGACTCCCGTTGTCGGAATAATTGGACCTTTAGATGGGCGCGGTGATTTCTTACTTTTGCCCAAGAACACATTGCTGCCTCTACACTCCCAATTATACTGATCAGACTTAGTACCATCTGCTTTAGTGTACCAAGCATGAGTATTTGTTATACTTAGTCTCCAAAATCTAGCGTATATAGGGCTACCACTAGCGGTATATTGATTTCTTTCATATCCATCGTCACCAAAATATAAAATTTTTCCATCAGGGGGCCTTAAAACTTCATAATTAGGTATTGGAGATTGATATACATTAGTCCAACTTCTATATAGAGGATAGTCATCCCCATATAAATTCCAAAGATTTGCATTATCTGCTGAATACTGCCATTTCCAATCATAGGCTCTTGTAGTATTATTGGTGGCCCCTCCCCACCAAGGTAGTAGTACTTTAACTTTAGTTATTGCTGCTTTTCTACCTAAATCAATCTCTAGCCAATCTGATTTATAAGTACCGGCCCAATGTTGATTAGTTTTTATTTGCCCTCTAGCGGGGGCATCCTTACCAATTGCTATATAACCTGTTTGCTCATCGATAGCAAAATCTTTGCTATTTAAACTAACTCTATAATAGTCATCTCTACTACTATCTATATCATCTTCTAGATAGTTATTAATATTTGTTCTTGTTCTTGGCTGTATAGATAAATTCTCAAATCTTAAGTCATCTAGGAACTGATCAATTGGCTGATAGAATGACTGTAAACTTCTATAATGATCGGCTAGTATCGCTGACCTACCCGGCCCGCTGATCTGCTTTGCTTCTCCACTTACTCTCTGTATAGAGTGTATAGGGCCGTAATTGATACGCTGGTTGATCTTGGTATCCCAGCACTCCCACCATTTGGTATAATCTATAAATTGATTTTTAGGATCATTAAGGGGGAAAGAGAATTGAATGCCTTCGTCGCTTGAATTTACAGTCTTAGACAAAGTAATATCAGTAGCGTTCTCAAGTATTACAGGATTATCAAAGGCAATCCCATATTCAAAGTTTGGAGTAACTATTCTTATCTGTAACATATTTTCACCTTATAAGTGCCATCTATTTTTCCATTCAATCCTGCAATTTGTAGCGCCCGTTACATGGAAAGTTGTTCTACCCGGACCTACATAAATACCGTAATCCTTCGGAGTAATAACACTATTATCACTTGAAGTAAATTCTTCTGTGTCTATAATAAAATCTGTAACTGTGCCACTAATATTTACCGTGCCTGTACTCTCTAATGAGTCAGTCATTCCACTTATCTCTATATCTGTGCCCGAAACTATGATCTTAGTTGGAGTCCATCCACCGTCTGCTATCGTTCTTGCGCCTGTATCTGTTGTACCAACAGCGTTAAGGATGCTATAGGTTTCATTACTTATTAGCCACGGCTTTGCATCGAATGTTAGTTGATACTCTAGCCTTTGGCCGCTAGTGTAGGCTTCCTTCTCCATTGTAAGGCTCTTTGGCATCGCTAGGTAATACTTATCATAGTTTTGTATATATAGTTTGCTATATTTTCCTCTAGCAGACTTTAGAATGGTTGCTGCTTCTTGCACCCGTGCCTTGCACTCCATGTAAGTAGGCTCCCATACGATAACAGTCAATGTGATTGTCTTATTCTCTAGTCCGTTGTATGCAGCAAAACTTTGTGTATAATTATAATCTGGATATCTCATTGAGCCGTCATAGTATGGATTGTTGTATCCAACTATATTTAGAATTGAGTCAAACGACTCACTTTGTACATAGCCTGGAATTCTCTCTCCATTAAATGTTATCAAGTACGATGCTCGATCACTTGACGGAATAATATTTGGAATACTTATGTCCACCTTTATATAACAGCCCGCATTTCCAACTTTAGGGACATTGAACGCTATCATTCGTGCCTGAGCTTGAGCATACTTGAAGTATCCGATCTGCGTTGTAGCATTACCTATTCCAAAGTGTCTCTCGGCTATATGTGCATTAGCGTTAGCGAGTTGCCATACTTCTATGAACAGGCTAGTAAGAGCCTGAGCGGGTTGACCATATGTAGCCTCTATCCAAACTGTTGTGGTAGCGTACTTTCGATAGGTCTGTATAACTGTGGCTAGTGCCTGTCCCAGTCCCCAACCCATATTGATTACTGCTTGTGCGTGACCTGTATTCGATGGGTTTCTATAGGTCTGTAGAATAGTTGCTAGGGCATATCCCCATCGTTCAAATCTTTGGATTGATACTGCTGCCTGTGAGTATTTATGGTATGTTTGTTTAACAGTTGCTAGTGATTGGGAGTACTTATACTGGGCTACAATAAATGCCATGGCAAGCCCGTACTGGAAGTGCCCAACAGATACCATGCTCTGACTAAATATAAATGTTCGTCTAAATATTGCGACCTGTGTTGTAGCATATCCGGCACTCTTGATGATACTGGCTTCTGCCTGACCCTCCACAGAATACTGGGTAAGCACGCTAACAATAGCCTGTCCAATGTTGTTAACATCATAGGCATGAATGGTTGCTAGAGCCTGAGCGTAGGCTGTTGGAGGCAGAATCCACGCTATAGTGCTTGCATAGCGTTGGTATACTTGGATAATAGATGCTTGCGCATTACCAAAATAAGTTGGCGGTATGATAAATGCATAAGACTGACCAGATACCCGATAAGTTTGTACTATTTGTGCCTTAGCCTGACCTATTTGGGTACCTAAACCTGGGCTAATATAGTACCCTGCTTGTGCATGACCAAATCTACCTAATTGCGCCAAGGCTTGGGCGAAAGTCGCGCCCTTTATAGAGTAACTACCTAGTTGCCATGTGTTTATGGCTATTCTACTGTCATCCCCACCATTGGTGATCTTTAATCTCCATAGTCTCTTATTAAGTGTTGGGAATGATCTATGAACCGTGTTAGCTACGGGATCAAGGTCTTCTCCTACGCTTACAGGGAATGTAACGGTGTCAAGAGTTACCCAGTAATTGCCCCATCCGTACTCATTGTATTGTACTTCAACGGTAGCATTGTATTTACTAGCTAGTATAGAGAATGCAGAAATTGGTCTGTTGGTTCCTAAATCAATTGTAACATACATATAGGGGTCTTCGGCCCCTACATCGAAGATTACAAGGCTTTCCCAATAACTAATTGCGCTACTGTCTATGATATTTTCTACTGCGCCCTCTACTGTGTAGTCAGGGCTAGCAGTAATTGTTGCCCCGTAGGCTGCTGTAGCATAGTTAGTATCTATACTAAATAGTGGATAAGTCTGCTTAATTTGTGTTCGCGCCTGTCCGTGAGTCCAGAATGACCTACTTATATAAGTTTGTGCCTGTCCAAATCTAGATACATCGAAGGCAATAATTCTAGTCTTAGCCTGTGCATATCTAAATGTACCAATTTGTACACGCGCCTGACCTGTTTTATATGCGGTAGCTTTAATCGAAACCTTGGCCTGTGCTGGATGGTAGGAAGTTGTAAGTTGTACTAATGCCTGAGCATATACTCGGTACGGGCGCAAGATAGTAGTTAATGCTTGTCCAACGCCCTCAACACCGAATGCAATTAAGCGTGCCTGAGCTTGACCTACTCCCTCGTAGCGTATACCTTTCTGTGTATATACTTGAGCCTGACCAAATCCAGCATAGAAATATTCCAGTATCCATGGTGGATTATTACTTGTTAAATACTGCCAAGATAAATCGGTTGGTCGCTTGTATTGAATAGTGATATTCCAAGGACCGCCGCCTTGCCCCCATCGTGCGTGTAAGTTATACTCTTGTCCTTGGGTAAGGGTTATCGATCCTGATCTAGTAGTTGATCCTTGACCCCCACCAAAATTATTATTTACAACTATAGCTCCATCAATTCGTACTTCGGAACCGTCATCAGAAATGGTCTGAAATTGCCAAGTACCTGTTGCATCTGCTGTAAAGCGGACAGACCACGCCATACCCCAGTCATCATCTCTAATCCATGATGTGGGATTTTCACCGTATTCTGAATAATTTGGATAGCCTCTTATACCCTCTATATCATAACGGTAGATATTCCCTACGCCCCATCGTTCAGGCTCATTGGACGATAGCGAGGTCCAAGTCATACGAGTTAGGCCGTATCGTGTGCTAATTAATGTCTGTGCTTGTCCTTGTTGCGGCCAATCAAACGCATTGATCTTTGCTAATGCCTGAGCCGGTCGCCAAGTACCAAACTGCGCTTGAGCCTGAGCAACTTGAGGAACATCGAATGCTATTATTCTTGCTTGTGCTATAGCGTAGCCTTGATTCTTTCTAGCTTGATAGTGATTTAATATTTGCTCGGCTGTTAATTCGTAGTTAAAGATAGCTAATTCATCAATAGGGAATGTAGCACGATAACTTGTATTACTATTCCAGCCACCAAGAACAAACCTTTCAGAAAAATACCTAACATTTATTCCAGTACCAGAAATCCAAGATAGTGTTTTCTGTACGCCATCGATATAAATCTTGTTAGCAACATTGGCTGCTTGCCCCGTGTACATAACAGCAGCAACATGATGCCAGTTGTTTGCGGATATCCCAAGCGTTCCCCAATGGTTTCCTGCACCATCATTAAATCCTATTGCACCTGTATTTCTTAAGAAAATATCATAATGAGTAAAACCTAGGACCATTTTCTGATCTTGGCCGTCATAATTTAACCAAAATTCTACAGTTATGGGAGAGCCGTCAGTTATAGGTAAAGAGGATTCTATATTATAGTTGGGGTAGGAAATGGTGCCCGATCCAGTTGGTGGATAAGACTGACCTCCACTCGTATATATATAAATATAATGTATACCTGTCTGTGTTGCTGTTCTAGTAAAGGTTCCGGTTATCGGCCCGCTTCCTATATAAGCATAGGTATTTTCTGATGTAGAGCCGTCGTTTGTTTTCCATAGGCCCAGCGATATATTGTAGCCACTACAATACACATTTGTTAAATCAATAGTTACAGTATCCCCTGCATTTAACCAGAACTGGGTTGATAATTTAAAGCTACTGCTTTCTGTCTTCCATGTGCCGGGGAAAGTAAGAGTTTCACCTGTTGTACCACTATTAATAGCGGGAACAACTGCATCCATGTTATTAAAATCAACGGCCCCGCCAAATCCTACAGCAGTATTAAGAGTACCGGTCGGGTTTATAGTAGATGACCAAGTAGCATCTCTTCTACCAACAATGGTTTTAAGTTTTGTTGGCTCTATTTCTATACCGCTAATTATCGGCCATCTAACAAGATTTCTAGTATCGCCATTGAATGCTTCTACTTCTGAGAAGCCGGGGTTTGTATTTCCTCCAGAATCACTTATTAATCTCATCCATGTAACATTTGTTACAGGCGTGCTGTAGTTAGAAACCCCTCTTGCTGCGGACGGGAAAGTAACACTAAACGATGATCCATCGCTAAACAGAATTCTTCCTGAACCCATTGTATAGTTGGGCCGGTTTGTTACTGTAACAGTCTGGATTGTTTGCGGCTCTCTCCAATTAACTTGCCACCAAGTATTTCCTGCACTATACCCTAGACTTGCCCAACCATCGTTTGTATTTCCGTCAGCGGCTAGGTCTGGAAGATAAGCAGCAGAATAGTAAGTAGAAGCACTATAGGAAGCGCTCATATCATCTAGGGGGAAGTAGAAGATGGGCTTATCAGCAAGAACTACTCCCCTATAGTTATCTGTAACGCTGTAGGCTATCTGTGCTATTGCCTGTGCTGGTCGCCAAGTGCCAAACTGTACAGTCGCTTGTCCGTATGCTTGTAGGTTAGAGTACTGAATTCTAGCATTTGCTTGGCTAAATGTAGGCCAAACTGTTGCCCCACTATTTGGATCAATATAAACGATCCAAGCATTTGCTTGTGCTTTCTTATAACGAGAAGATGCCGGTATCCATGGGGGGTTATCATCTGTTAAGTAGTCAACAGCCGACCCCTTACCCGGTCTTCCGTATTTTAATCCTATATACCAAGGGCCACCGCCGTTACTAAAGCCACAGACTAAGGTATATTGCTGGCCTTCTGTAAGATTTATACTGCCCGTATGTGTACCAGTTCCAGTATTGTTTATTACGGTAGTTGTGGTACCTGTTGACCAGTTCTTAATACCTACATAAGTCCAATCATCGTGAACAGAAGAGAAATACCATACCCCTGCCTCATCTGCGACAAAGTTTGCAACCCATACAATTCCCCAGTTTTCCGATATTGTTCCACCCAATGTAGTAGGAAAACCTGTGGGTGGTATTTTTAGTGGAGAGTAAGTGTATTGTGGTTCAAGTGGGCCAATTTCGTTATAATATTCCCATAATCTAAGAATATCTACATCATTAATATTATTAGCATTCCCATCAAATACCCTAGCAGCAATACCATCGCGTGCATGAATAATTGCCTGTGCTTGTCCGTAGAATTGAACACCGACTATGCGCGCTTGTGCTTGACCAAAGACATTTTGATCAAATGCTGGACTGATATAAACAATAGCCTGTGCCAAGCATAGTCCTGTACGATACAAGAAACCAGCCTGAGCGAATGGGCCGGGGCCGTCAGCATTAGGATATGTTCGTAGTATCCGTGCCTGTGCTTGTGCTACATAACTACTCTGGTTAATTGAAGCCAGCGCTTGACCAGTAGGTGCTACACCATATAGATAGTGGTCGTATATCTGTTCTGGTGTAAGAATTAGAGGATAAATAGCAAGGTTATCATAGCTTAAACCTTCTGATGTACCACTATTATAACCAAACCAGCCTGAATAATGTATACTAAATATGGCTGAACTAGTATTAAAATTCCAATTAGGCCGCTGTGTTGTAGTCTTTAATTCACTATTAACATAAAGTTTAAATTCTTTATTAGAATAAGTTAATACTACATGATACCAAGTATTAGGAGTATATACTATGCCTGTATCTGCATATTCTGTCACATCTACCGGGTTATTAAAGTAAGTAACAATCTTGTTACCATTTCCACCCGTGTTGCTACCAAAGTATACAGTTACATAATAGTATGGACTATTTCCTGCTCGCAGATCAAAGATTGTGCTTCTATAACTTGCAGTCTGTGGTGATTTAACCCATGTTTCTATGGTCCACGATCTATCGCCCCAAAATTCTTCTACTATATTATCGTACCATCGTCTATATTCTCGGTAGTAATTCATAAAAGCGCCAATCTTTTCAGGGCGCACAGGAGAAGTTACAGTATTAAGATAAGTCCAATAATAATAAATAGAGTTGGCATTACCTATTTCGTCTTGCCAATAATATTCAGTAGGATAGGGTTTAATGTGTATACCATATAGGTGTGTAGCCCCATCTTCGATGACTTTACTGGCATAAATATCAGGCACCCATTTAATTTTAGCGCCCGCTAATCCAAATCCCCAGCCCTTCTTAATCCATGCTTGTGCTTGAGAATAAATATTATAGGTTTGTTTAACCCATACCCGTGTTTGCGCCACATACGAGGACTGGTTTATTGAGGCTTGTGCTTGAGCAGGATGATCACTTATTGCAAGTATGTCTGCCGTAGCATTAGCGTACCCTTGATTAAAATATTGATCAAAGTGAGTAGTTATCTTTAAATTATCTAATAATCCTAGTGGGTTATCATAAATACCGTCATATTTTCTAATATAAGGAGTAGAAATATATAATTGAGGTTCATCATAATAACTAGTATAAGGATAAACGCTAAGAATTCTAGTCCAAGATTCAGGCTCGGTAGTACCTCTCTTCCACATCTTTGCCTTAGCATAAGTACTGCTACCTTCACCAGTTACATCAAAAGAAACTTTTACAGAATACCAAGTCTCTCTTTCAGGAGTAACTTCTAGATATACACTTGTACTATTTACTCTCATACGATAAGTAGTATCAGAGTAATCATATAGATAAAAATACCAATCTATATCATACCAGTACATATAATGATAACCAGTATATCCACTATATCTTTGTGCAGGAATATAGATATCAAATTCTACAGTACCAGACTCTTTAATACTTGGTAGTGAAGGACTTGTTTTGGCATAAACATAATTATAACTATAAGTACCAGGATTTTCTACTACTAGATTACCGCTATCTGGATATACATGCGCTCTCCATTCTTGCCAGTAACCACCTGCATATTGCCATATCTGCCCAGTATTTGCCATGCCAAGGTTGAATGATAAATGATCAGTCGATGTTCTATCAAAGGTATCTAGGAGAGCGCCGCCATATGCTCTTAATTTTATCCAAACCATTGCTTGCGCCCAAGCATAGGTTTCAACCTTAGTGCTTGTAAGTGCTTGTCCGTGTACTGGCTGATCAAACGAATAAAGATATGCCTGAGCCTGTGCTACATAGGAGGATTGATTTATGGAAGCCTGTGCCTGTGCTAACGCTCCACCGAATACGATGAGGGTAGCAGACTGTGCTGGTTGATAATATTCAGTTTCTATCCATGTTTGTGCGTTAGCGAAACCACCAGTATATGCGATCCTTACTCTTGCCTGAGCGTAGCGTATAGCATATGTATCCGTTATTCTAGCATTTGCTTGTGCATAGTTTCCCTGCACCCGAATAAATACTCGGGCTTGCGCATATTTATATCCATTAATGATAAGCGTTTGCGTAGCCGCAAATTTATACGGCTTGACAACATATGTCATGGCATAGGCTTGAGCATCGGGCCTTGTAATCCATGTTCTTGTATTACCGGTTGCTATCTTTACAGGAGAATCAATTAGCACTCTCGCTTGTGCAAATTGTGCTGGGTCGCCAAGATAAATGCTAACGGTATGTCGCAGATAATCGTCATTATTATAGTTATAGAAATAAACAAATGCATTACCTGACGGAAAATATTGCTGAAATTCACCATGTATTCTCCAACCCCCGCTAGCGTGCCAGTCATCAATTCGTATCCAGTAAGTCTTACCGGGAGATAGTGTTGCATACATTCTAACGAATGATGGCTGTATTCTGTCATCTCCCATTGGAGCGGCGTTTCCAGTTGATACGATATTAAAATCTTCATCATATATTGTAAAGTCGTAATCTATACCATAGGTTTTAGAGCCTATAAATGCAGTATAGTAAGTTGTATCATAATTTGCTGCATAACTTGGATACTCTGAACTATTAAAGTTATCTATATAGACATTCTGAACCTTATTACCGGGAAGGGTTATCTTAGCCCATGCTACAGCATTCTGACCGGGGCTACCGCCGTCAGGTCTTACTTTCTCTAAACCATCAGTTACAGACTTGGTAAATACAAACGGGGACTGAGAAAAATAAAGAGGGGCAAGCACGCCAAAATCTAGCGCATCTTCACGGTTATCCGTGAAGCCTACGACTAGGGCTAATGCTTGCCCAAACTCTCTATACTCTGTGTACATTTCCATCCCCTCAATTGTATTTGAGATTCCCTATTGTATTAGATATACCACCTATCGTTATATTCTAATCTAGCCCATACTGCGCCCGTTATATAGAAGGAAGTTTTTCCCGGCCCAACATATAATCTAAAATCTACCGGCATAATCTCTGTTATTACATTAACACCAGAGGCGTTGATAGCCACAAAATCTTCTGAGAATATTCCATATTGAGCAACTTGTCCAGATATTGATATAAAGCCAGTAAACTCCCCTGTAGATGTATATCCACTTACAGTAATATTTTCGCCGGATATATAAAGTGTTGTTGGAGTCCACCCACCATTAGCGATGGTTCTCCCTACTACATCTGTTGTAATGGTAACAGGATCAGTTACAGCACCGTAATGTAGTACATGGGTAGTATCACTTTGCAGCCACGGTTTACATTCAAACTGAACCTCGTAATCAAGAGTGCGTACCGAAGTACCAGCATCCTTCTCCGTAGTTACTGACTTACCCATAGCCATGTAATGCTTATCTGTATAGCCTACATAAAGGGGAGCAAAGGCTTTCGTACTTCTCACCATAGTAGCAGCAAGTTGTACTTGATCCTTACAGGTCATATAATCCTGCTCCCAAACTTTCATGCCTACCGTCAATTGTTTATTTGCCAGCCCTAAATCTTCGGACAATGATCCATCGACATAGGCTGCATAGTGGTCGGCAATGTTGGTAACTGAATCAAACGATTCCCTCTGTGCAAATCCTGGGAGGGTATAGTTATTATATTTTACTAAGTACGCTGGTGTTGGCATCTCTATCCCCCCTTACGAGTTTTGATAACTCTTCTTGATTTGCGCCGCTACTGCGTTAGCAAGTTGAGTAAACTGTGCGGGCGTCATAACCTGACCGTTGATGTTCAAGTTAATATTAATTGGTTGTCCCGGTCCACCCACGCTGATGCCTGACTTACTATTCATCGGTACATTGGCAATGGCTGCAAAGTCTCCACTACCTACACGAATTCTGCGCATGGTATCTGCTTTAAGAAGTAATTCATTCTGCTTCTTAATTTGATCTGATAACTCCTGCATGGCCTTTCGTAGATACTCTTCGCTGATTCCTCGCTGTAGTAGAATTCTATTGTTGCCATTCATGATGGCTACTAAGTCTCTAGCGTGTTCAGCCCTCTCACCGGGGATAGCGTTCTGATATTTTCTAGCCCAAGCAACAGCCTTCTTAGCCCAGTACTTAGGATCGCCAGCGAATTCCTCTGGCATATCAACTGAGCCTCGTCGGGCACTACTTCCGCCACCGCCACCACTAGAGCCGCCACCAGCGCCCCCTATTCCAAGATTAAAATCTGGAAATGGTGGGGGCTTAAAGGTAGAAGAACCACCAGAAGTAGTAGTAGTAGGTCCACCATATGCTGCTCCCCTACCAGCATTTATTGGCACTTTCTTTCCACCAACAATTCTAAATGCTGGCTTATTACCCTGAGTGTATACTGTTCTTACTTCATAGGTAGTTACTTTATAATCAGGTAAAGCATTTATAATTTGACCAATCCATATAAGTAAAGCTGCCCATGTGCTGGCTTGCTGATTTGTATTATCTTGCCTTGCTCCATAATCTCTAACCTTACCAATTAATTCTTCAAGACTTAATGAGGAAGCATTTTCCAAGCCAGGAATTTTTTCTAGATGCTTGATCATTGCGTCCCATTGCTCGTTTCCGCTAGCAACCTCTTCTACGAAATTAGGATGATTTGCTAAAGCTTCATATGCTGTTTGAGCAGAATCTCCTATATTTTTTAGTCTAGAGTCTAAATTTTCGTATTCTTTAGAAGTTAATTCTCCATTAATATAAGATTCATATAGTGCTAACGACATATCTGCAATTGTTTGAGTTGAACCAGCCGCAGCAGCCTCAATAGATTCTATCGATTCTGCATATTTATCAAGCTCGTTGTAAGCACTACTAGCAGCATCCGCTGTATAAGCAATATGGAACCCCATCTTCTGTAATGCTTGGGCTGCTTCATCCCAAGGCATATCCTTAAGCTCGGGACGCAACTTAGACACAACGCTTAATAAATCATTATAAGGTTTAGTATTTGGAGAGAATACCATCTTAGGGTCTTGCGCTATTTTGTTAAGAGTACTAGCATCTTTCTGTCTTTGCTCATAACCATAACGACCGGGCGCATAATTAATAGTACCTAATTGCGAAGACGCTGATAGTGCTGCTCTATATTGTTTCTCAGCATTTGCTTTCTGTTCAGGGGTAATCATTCCAAGAGTTAACTGAGAATTTAGAGTAGCTTGAAGTTGTTGGTACCCTAGCAATCCTGCGCTAAGGTTATCCATATATATTCCGGCTTCTTCTAATGCCTTGGCAAATTTGTCTGCTTCTTCGGCATTAGTCTTACCTATCTCTGCTACTAAACCGTACAATGCAAGACTTGTTTGAAGATTTTTGGGCATATCTGCTGTAAACTTAAGTCCTGTTTCTGTTTCTTTAAAATATTTCTTAAATTCATCTACATTTAGTTTGGCAGCATCTATTTCTTTATAGACAGATTGCCCGGCTAATCCCGGCGCGTATCTTCCATCCGCAGGAACACGATTAGAAAGCGCAGAGCCAATTGTTCCACCTTCGGTAGACATTGGAGGTCTAATTATAGCATTACCGGGCTTTGCTATGTATTGATCAGGATATGCTTGCTTTAAATAAAGTAACTCTAACTCATTCTGTATCTTTTTAATTTGTTCAGCACTTGCTAGACCATTTCTAGCAGCATCTATCCATGCACTTTTAATATCTTTAAGCGCCCCGTCATTTGATTGAGCAATTGCTGAATCTAAATCTTGATAACTCTTTAATAACTGCTCATTAGCTGAGAATAAATTAGCAGTAACTTCTGCCAATTTATTTTGAGCATCTATTCTAGCATTCATTCCTTCTTCTGTTTTATCATTGCGTAAGAAATTTGTTTGATCTATTAGTTTAGCCTGAGTTTCTGTTAAAGACTTTATTGTGGCGTCGGCTTCTGTATATGCTGTTGCAGCATTTAATACTGCCTCAGTATTTGAGTTTAATTCATTTTTATTCTCTTTTGTAGTATTTCCTACAAATTGTAACGCCGTCCCTAAAGCAAGTGCTGCTGCGCCTAAAGCTTTTATATGAGGTATAGGTAACGGGGCAACTAGTGCAGTCATTCCTGCACCCGATAGTCCGCTACCTATTGTTTCAAATATATCCCCGCCCGAGGCCGCTGATACCCCTGCTCCAAGTAATGCCCCTACTCCTAATGTTCCAACGCTTGCTCCTAATCCGGGGGCCTTTGCAAAATCTTTAAGCCTTGCAAATAGTCCTCCTGCTGCTGCTCCCGCCGCAGGATTAGGTGCTGGCGGCCCATATCCAAATGGTCCAGTTCCGCCCCCTCCTAGGCCCGCTTGAGTAGCCCGTGCAGCAGCGGCAGTACCGTTCAATGCTCCTGCTAATGCTTTTGCTTGAACAACAGATGCGCCTATTAATCCAGCAAACGAAGCAATTATAGCCTGTATTCCCTTAGCAACTAGACTAACGGCCTTTATAATTCCAATAAAGGCTAGTACTTGTACTCCCCACTTAAGCCACTCATTAGGAATTGCCCCAATAATATCTAGAATAGATTTAAAAATACCTGCTAGATCGCCCACGCTCTCTCTAATAACTGTAGCAAACTTCTCAAATGCAAGCTCATCTAGTTTAACCTGTAACTGGGTAATCTTGGCGCTGTTAGTATCAAGTATCTTGGCGTTGGCTAGTAATGCTTCATTAGCAGCATTAACTGATTGAGCCTCTACTTCAAAGATCGTATTAACATTACTTAGTAACGCCGCAGCATCGGGCGCTCGTCGTGGACCACCAGATATTCCTCGGATAACTTCTTTCATTCGTCCTTCTGGAATAATACCCTGATCCATTGCATCCTGAATATCCTTATAAATTTGTAAGAAGTTTCTGGCATTTCCTTCTGCGTCCCGTACCTGAATACCAAACTCACTTAGAATTTTAATAGAGCCTGGGGAGTCAATTGATCCGACTAGGTTCTTAAATGCCGTAGCAACTTCGGCAGAGGATTTAGATGTTACCTGAGATAAAGTTTGAACAGTAGCAATTTGCTGATCAATTGTTAATCCAGCCTGTTTTCCTGCTTCGGCCATTACTGCTAGACCTCTGATAACATCAGAGATTGCTTGCTGCTGCCCACCGGCTACAGCAGAAACCTTATTCAAGATAGGAACAAGGTCAGATGTACTGACACCTAATTGTTTCATGGTAGCAGTTAATGTATCTGCTGCTTGGGAAGTCTCCATGCCCGCAATGTTAGTTAGAATGCCTACGGCATTACCCATCTCACTAATTTGTCGGGTCCATTCTTGTGTAGTTTGTCCAGCCTTTCTAGTCGCTAGAGCCATATCGTCTGCAACCTTGATCATTTCATTTAGAGGGGTTGCTGTCTGATAAGCAATCTTTGCTAACTCTGAGAAGTAACCTCTAGTCTCTTCGGCTGTCATCTGTGCAGTAATAGCAAATCTCTGTAATAGTTTATCTACTTCATTGATTTGCTTTATTGTATTTATTGCTGCGCCCATCGATGCGAAGACTACGGTTGTAGCAACTGTCCACTCGATAACTTTTACAAAGTCTCGCTGGATCATTCGTAGGAAGTTACCGACACCTGATAGTTGCCCACCAAAGCGTGTTAATACTTTTCCATTCTTATCTATCTCTGCACCAAATCTTACAGCTTTTCCGGTAGCAGTCTCAAATTCTCCACTAACCCTAGTAACGCCCTTTACAAGATCAAGATAAGGGGCACTAAAGTTAGCGCCTTGTACTGCTTTAGCAAATCCAGGCGTATCCGTACCAAGCCCGCCACCGAGTCCTGCTTTAAGTAGCATATTTTTAAGTTGAGTAGAGGAATCAAGAGTAGCTTTTATATTAGCTGGAACAGGGGGAACAGCATTCATTTGTTGTGCAGAGGCAACTCTAGCGGCCTGTAAACTTGATACAGCAGCTCTTTCAGATTCCGCTGCTGTTTGCCCGAAAGCCGTTAATTTACTTAATGCCCCCGCTATTTGAGGGTTATTAGTAGGATTAAGCCCAGCAGCTAAAGCGGCTTGCATCCTTCTGCCAGCGTTAGCAATAGAAGCCCCCTGGGCATTCATGGCCCTAGTTACTCGCTGATATTCTGAATTAATAACTGAGGGAACTTGAGCGCCAAACTTTTTATAAGCATCTACCATAGCCTTAAGACGCTGATGTTCAGCAGAGTACATATCTCTATTAGCAGAATATTCTGCTATCTGTGTATTAAAAGGTTGAGATATTCTTGCTCTTTCAGAAGCAGTAGTGCTAGTTAAAGTATCAGATAGCCTAGTTTGTTGACGCTTATTAAACGCTCTTGTATTTGCTAAATTTGTTTCTGCTTGTGCTATCTTTTCTAGGGAATCGATATAACCTTTCGCATTACCGGTAAAAGTTTCAATTTTTCCTGTAGGAATAAATTCTCCGTTACTTAGCCGTACTCCAGTTTCAGCTACAGCTTTTAATCTATTATTAAAACTATCTATTTCAAGAGATGCTGACCTAACGGCTGGACCTACCGCTTTAAACCCATCGACATATCTACCAAATCCTGAACCCTGATTACCAAAACCGCCCGTGAAGATATTACCCATACGGCCAGTAAATAATTGCTCTAGTTGTCTATTTGTACGAGATATATAAGAATCGGCACTACTTTGAATACTGCCTAAAAATTGTTTAATATCTCCTTCTGACCGTATACGAAAGACTACATCAGGCATCGGCTATTCCACTTCCTCCGGGTTAAACTGAATAGATAAAGATTCACGATCCTTATTACTATCAGTCTTAAATACTTCATCGAAAAATTCCTTTAACTTATAGGGTTTATCCCAAATACCTCGCGGCGGCTTCTTATCTTCTGTTAATTCGTTGAACGATTCCAACTTAGCCGCATACATTATCAAGTAGGATATAGTGTGTGGGAGGTCAGCCGTTATCTCTATATCTTCTGCGAAGGGTAGCCCTGTTTGCTTGTGGGCGGCTAAGGCCATTCCTGCCAAGCCACCCTCTGCTAGTTTTTTATATCTTCGGGGTTTAACTCCAGGCTTTGGTAGGCTGTTCGTAGTTGATTCTTTACTAGTCCGTGTTCATTTAAGTAATCTTCATATTCCTTAAAGGCCCGGTTCTTGCATTCCTTGTCTGTGTAAGTGCCCCTAAATACCTTCTGGTCCAACACTTCATCAATGAATGCACTTAATGCCCGTAGGTCTGTAAGTGCTTTCTTTGCGGCCTCAACTAATTCCTCTCTACCTAATTGCTTAAGTTGCTCGTCTAGCTCGAGATTTTTTGTATCAACAAAATCCTTTATCTTCTGCTGGTATTTTAATTCTCGATCTAACTCATCAATATCCTTGCGCTCCTGTTCCTCTAGCGTTGGAGCATCTGGATCGACTGCAAAATCCTCGATCTTTGGTATGTCCTCTCTATCAATTGCAGATTGGGCCATAGCATAAAAGTCTGTCTGCTTTGACTGCTTGACTAAGGCAGTCAGGTCTTCGGTTGATCCCTCTTCAATGATTGCTATCTCTGCGAAGTATTCATCTGACGAGGTATCGCGTAATTCTTTTCTGACCTTTGAAGACTTAATGCGCCCAGCCCGATAGGCTTGGTCTAAGTCCCAATCTCCTAATACCCTAACCCAAACCGTCGCAACTACTTCGCCCTTCTCGTCCTTTATTTCTACTGGCTTCTTATATTTAAATAAATCTAGTATCGATACCATTTCCTTCTCCTAATTAAAATAATAGGGGAGCAGGGACATTACTGCCCTGCTCCCCTTTAGAGTTTAAGTAATTAAACTTCCCAATTAACGCAATTTAATTTCACCAAGGTCCAGCACCAGATGCAATGTATAGGTCGCCCGTTGTTGACTCCCATGCAAATGTCTCTGTTACTGACTGGTTAACTGTTGACGAATCTCCTTCACTTGTGATCGTAATCGATGGCACATAGTAAGTAAGAAGTATCTTGGCTGTATCTCTTGGGTCTTTGAGAGAAATCTTAAGAGGCAAATTGTTCTTTGCATATTCGATATCTGTCTCAGGGGCATCTGCTGCCTGACCCGTTAAAAGATTAACTAACTCGTTGTCTGTTTTTAGAACACTAACATCGCCGGTAACATTTGGTACGCCCAATTCATTTCCGATTGGCTTTCCTAGTCCACCTAGTTCGTATAGTGTTTCAATATCATAAGCAAGTCTAATTGTTGCGCTCTGCGCTCTCGGAATTGTACTTACCGAAATCTGTAGCGGAACATACTTGCCCTGAATTGCTGCTGCATCTGTATCGTTTAGCGCATTAAACTGCTTAGGTGCTGTGCTTGTGTATGTAACCCAAACAACATCTCCGGTCGCTGTTCCTGTGCCTGTGAATGTTAAGTTAGAGCCTGTTATATTAAAGTCTGTATACTCGTCTAGGTATAGTCCAACTCCTGCTGTAGAAGTCTTATATGCTCCTGCAACATATCCTGATGTTACTGGTAGGAACACAGGTGTCTGCGATAGCGAAACTGTTGCATTACCTGATGCTAATGTAAACTGCTCATAGTAAACAGGATTCTTAAATTCTTTCTTACTGTTTGATGATATAGTATATGTGATTGTTGAATTATCTCGGACACCAAACGAAGCGTCCATTCCTGTAATTGTGCCTCTCTTTACATAAAGAGCGTTAACAATATTAAGTGTACTTGTATCTCTGATCTGTCCAATAACATCGACTTGCTTTAGATCAGTAATCGACACACCCGACGCTGTTGGGAATGTTGCTGGGGTATAACCAGTAAGGTGGGCAATAGTATTGTGAGATACATCGAATGCCTCAACTGTTACTGTTACCTCTGGTGTTTGCTGTGTCTTGCCTACATGAAGTTTTCGACCTAGTTCGTCAATGGTTTCTGTAGGTAGGTTCATCGGCCAATCAAATCGCTGCACTCGGGCTACAGTTAATAGTCCCTTAGGTGTAGCAAGCATTGGCTGAATATCTCTAGAGTGAATTCTTGGTCGTCTAGCCATGCGTACTCTTCCTCCTTTAAATTAAATTAATATGTAACCTTTTCCTTTTCCAAAGAGTCCGCCCTATTTGTGTGTCGGACTACTCATAATAATACGAATTAAATGTTGCTCTAACAATTGCTCGCCATCTAATAATCTTCGGTTTGTTCAATATCGGGGGCACGGTCTGCCAACTTATTGTTTCAGTCTCCGAAGTCATTACACCTATCTCGGTGTCAGATTGATCCTTGATAGATACTGTGGTTATTTCTATGAAGTCAGCAATTACATCAGAGATTGCATCTGCGCGAGGCTCGCTTTCCATGTAGCAATCTATCTGTACTACTCGTCTAATACTATTAGAATTATCGCGCCCCATTTGTAGTGCCTTAAAGTTAGAGGGTAGAAAATGTACCGAAACACATGGGACCACAATTGCCTCGTCTTTGAGGAAACCTTCCTCATAATTAATTCCCGTCCAGCCTTGCGCTGTAAGGTAGGTCGATAACTCGTTTCTGAGTGATCGCCTTTCCATGTATTTACTCTTTGGCATATCATTACCTCTTTACAAATTGTCCCTTGGCACCACGAACATTATATCTTAGTCCACCTGTTGGGGTAGTAGCCCATCCATGATCTGCTCTATCAACAGCCATTTGCATAGTCTCTTCATAGAGTGCTGCTAGTGGGCCTTCCAGTTTTCTTGAAACTATTTCTGCTAGTGGTCTAGGTGTTACATAGGGATCAGAGTCCGATCCATTTTGTAGCACCCACCATTCAGGGGCCACACCTAGGCTTGCCCAAACCTCGACTCTATTTTGGATAGTATCTTCGTACAGGAATGTACCCGCAACTTTATCTTCCCAAAATGTTTGTCTTACATCTATGTCATTCTTAAGAGGCTGGTTAGCATAAGGTAACTCAATCCTTTGATTATCATCGCTAATTGCGTGCCTGTGGAAACCCATTGCGTAATGCTCATAGGTTCCAAGCAAAGTAAAGTCCACCGTTATACCGTCCGGTCCTGTTCTAGTAGGTGAACTTATAATAACTTGTTCAATTAAATGAGAAGAGTATTCAGGCGGAAAGCCCTCATCCCCCGCTATCGTAGATACTTCCTCTATTGTTTCGACAATTATTGCTTGAACAATAGGTTCTGCTAACTTAAAGAATAACGCTGTTGCGGCGTCACCTTCCCAAGCCATTCGGTTAACGAAGACTTCCACATCTGACATATCGATTTGGTAGCCTAGCATTACCGATCACCTACTCTGCTTCTGTCCCAAACCCCGTAATCGTATGAACATCACGAATCATATCATTGAAATGATCTAGGACTATTTTCTTTACTACTGGAAACTCTTTGGGATCGAGCCTATCTTGTAACATATCTAACATTAGTTTGATGTAAACCCTCTTACGGGCCTCGATATCCTGCGCCGCTTGTATTAGTGAGATACCATTTACCTTATTATAAATAAAATCCTTATCACAATAAGGACAAACAACTATATTTGGTTGCATATTTTATCTCCTTTCCTTTCCTATGTTCTATCTCCATAAGCCTTTAATATTACTTTATATCTATTGATTTCCATTGCGCCCTCAGGAATAATCTTTATAATCTGCATTTCTTTGTCATCGACAACAACCTTGCCGGTGTCATTAAATGCAGCCTCCGCTACCGATAGATATTTATCCTCTATGGTAGCGGTGGCATCCCCAATATAATAACGCCCGCCTGGGGTTGCAGTAATTGCTTGGTCATTTGACCACCTTACTCGGGCTAGTACTTCTGTACCTACTTCCGTATTTATATAGTACTGTCCATTGCACACAGGGCAATTAAAATAGAAAGTGGTATCATTTACCGTGTCATAGTATCCAGAGGCCGTACAGAGGCTACACGGCGCTTGTGCGACATTGTAGAAGGTCACATTGCGACCAATGCTCTTTCTACCGTCGTCTATGTTTCTCTTTACCCAATCACGGTTTACCTTAATTATTAACGGCACATTACTCGCCTCTTATTTTTGCTAGTAAGTCTTCAAACTTCTTTCTGCTAGGTTCGTAATCATATCTAGAAACTAATCTATCGTATGCGACAGAAGAAATAATTTCTCCTTCATCTGTTGTTAGTATTCTATTCGCTGCTTCTACTGCGCCCTCTACATCGAACGGAGAAACTGCTAGATCAGGATATAACTCGCTCTGTAATTCCAGCCTGTTAGAACCAACAACTGGAATTTGTAAGAACGCTGCTTCGCCTTGTATTCTGCCGGGTGTGTTTCTATCTGCCATACTTATGACGAGTTTGCATCTAGAAAGCATTTCCATATAGGATTCCATATTTTCCCGCTGATGGATATATACTCCGTCAAAGTTATCAGCCATATAGGTGCAATAATTCATCAACTGATGCGGGATAGATAGAAACACCCCGACAAGATTAGGATTCCTTCTCCGAAGCTCTCTAAATACTAGGAGATTCGAAATAAAGTTCCTGTCATTGTCTGCCGCACCCACACCTAAACCAATAAACTCTTTCTCAGAGTCCCGTAGATGACCATATTGTTTCTCATATTTCTCTACAGGAAATGGTAGGCCAGCTTTGATTACAGGGATAGACGGAACGGCATATTGGTACCAACTCTTTTCTTCTTCTGTAAGAGCCATAATGCCGTCCAAGTACTGCAAATCCTGAATGTATTCAAGCTGCTTATCGGCTGGCAGCCGACTTATATGGGTAGATAACGGATGATCTGATAGCCCTATTTGCACCACTTCGGGATACCGTGAGCGTATTTCTTTGCTCCAACCAATCGCATCCAGCCATAATGTTCGGATGACAGTATTAAAATCTTTTGATTCATCTAGTCTTTGGAGATAGGGGATATCCAATATATCCATCCAGACCCCATTATCATATTGACCATTGTTGCGCTTATCACCGTAGAAAATTGCTAAGTCGCCTCGCTGTGGATTCCTTCCCATTCCTTTACTCCTTATATCTTTCCTGTGGCGAGTTTGTCGCCCCACTTTTCCATGAAGTACGCATACTTGTCATTCTGGACATTCAATCGCCCATGAGTTTGATTGACCAAGTGTATGTACTCTGCCTTAGGAGAGGATACTATCTTGTACCCTGCTTCCCTTGCTCTAAAACAATAATCAACTTCTTCTCTGTAGCCCATTCCAAAGTTTTCATCGAATACGCCAATCGCATCAATAACTTCTCTCTTAATATACATACATGACCCTTCGACTGACTTCTGAGTAACAGGCTCCGTAATTTTATCCTTTAATTCTCCAAAGTATTTATGTGCTGTATTCCCATCTGATCCAACATATATTCCAAAGTTATTGATGTGTTCCCCATCAGGAGACAGGGACTTTCCTCCTACAATTCCGATACGGTCATCCGAATATGCAAGGGATTTCATTTCTTGTACAATATCTGATGTAACAACAGTATCATCGTTTAATAGAATAATATCTGTTGTTGTTGCCCACATTAATTCATTACATGCTTTAAGCCAGCCTACATCATTCTTATATACCATGATAATAGGATTGGTTACATTGTCCATGATTGAAGTCACACAATTTGTAACCAAGGGCGGGCCGAAATATGTCGGGATGCAAATTGTTACCATACCTTACCTCATTACGGTGTGTAATAATATCCTCCTGAATACAGTACACCTAGATATGATTCAGGATTAACCGCGTTATTGTATCCGCGTAGCGAAGCGGTCTTTGCTCTCGCTAATCTATATATTGGCAGAAACCGTGCCAGTTCTTCAACATCTACTTGAATAGGATTCTGTCGTCCCTGCTGTGGATCGTAGGAGAAATCTTGGTCCCTAAATCCTGCTAGTTGGAGATTACCCATCTTATAAATAATTGAAGCCATAAGTATGATGGGCCGTCTATCTTTGCTAGCAATCGCCGGCTCTACAGCGTATGAATTAGGAGCAGTATAGGTAATTGCATAAGTCCTAGACCACCTAAATTGTAAAGCTTCTACTGCGTCAGCAAGATAAGCAGCCAATGTAGAATCAGTATCCTTTGTTGTATCTTGGTACTGACCAAGGTGGCGCTTAAATTGTGGAACCAAGTCAAGTAGATTCATAGGGCTTACTCACTTCCCGTTGTTATTCCCTGCATTAGTAATGGTGAAATTTCTGCTAACCTCTCTTCTATCATCTCTAACACTTTGGTTGATCGCCGCTGTGACTTTGCTGCTTCGTATAATTTAAGTAGCGCAGTCTCCGATGAAATTTCTGTTAGCTTCTTCTTAAGCACAAATACATTCTTAACTATCTGTGCCGCTTGCTCATCATCAATCGTATTAGCATTATTGATGTTAAGGTCAGGCTCTTCTGTTTTAATAATAAGCCCTCTCTCAATTGAGCCTTTGTTAGCCATCATAAAGTCTCGCAACTTCTCTGGCTCAATTGCTACGAACGGATACTGGTTAGAAAGAACCATACCGTCGTTATCCCTGATGTGAAATCTAATACCAACATTAAATGGTACATTCTTCTTGTAATAAATCAAGCTAGTCATCATAAATCTCCTGGCACCCTATAGATGCTGATCGTCTTCTAATAAAAATGAAGGGCCACTCGGCCATTTGATAATGACCGAATGGCCCCAACTATTTAATATTCAGTTACCCTATACTATGGGCTATCACGGAACGCTTGAAGTAACCTTGATCTTGGTGATGCCTCGGGCATTCCAGATCATCATACCAAACTGAATCCATGTTTCATAATTCCAGTATGGAGGAGTTGGTCGGTTATCAACATATTCCTTAAACTGTGGTCCACCGTAGGTAATAAATTCGCCTACATTGTCTCCTACTACAAGAATAAAGTCCGAAGGTAGAAGTGGCTTTGGTGGGTATTCGCTATTGTCGAAGATTTGCTTTAATCGAACAATATTGTTTACGCCTCGATATGACTCAACAATCTTAGGTCCGTCGCCATATGGAGATACATTCTGGAATGTACCTGAGGGCTGTCCATTGATTGTTACATACGAGTCAACATTATTTGTACTTGATACGATCTTGTACTGACCAAATGTTGATAGTGGTGCTAATGCTGCCTCTGTTCCGATAATTGCCCGCACGCTTCCAGCCCAATAATTGGTATGGTCGATTGCGTTATCTAGAGCAGTAGAAGTAAGCTCTCCACTTGCATCAATAAAGTTAGAATAAGCCGAGCCTGGAATTGTTAGTGCCGATGCATTTCCTGTAGTCCAGATATTTCCTAGAGCATTCCATGTTCGTAGAACAAGCTTCTCATTAAGAGCCGCCTGAATGTCTCGTCGTACTGCCTCTGGTGTAAATGCTGGGCCACCATGCTCTAATTCTAGTGTGTTGTATTCAGCCTTTGCAGACAAGATATCTAGGTTGATACTCATTGCCTTGTCTCGGACTGAAATTTGCTGACCTAGTGTAATCTGGCCGGGTACGATCTGCTGGACATTATACTTGCCCTTGAATCGCTTAACCAAAATATCACCGAACTGCATCTCTCTTGTGCCCATAAACTGGCCTACAAGATCGAATGTCAGATACACGGGGTCAACATATTCTGTAATAACCTGTGCGAAAGCATTCTTATCTTTCTTCGCTAATTCAGCAAGTGCTGTTCGCATTTCGGGAGTTAGTTGCTTCATCTCTAGTCGTCGCCTCCTTTTGTTAGATTTCTATTATTATAGTAAACCGTCTACACCCTTTAACTTAACAGTTACAGTTAGGTCGCCAAAGACTTCCTTAGAATAAACTGTACCGACAGAGCGAGCAGTTGCTACTCCTGAAACTGTATAAGCAATCTTTCCTTCATTGCCACTATCAAATGCAGCATACACAGGTGAGCCAATTACATAGTCAGAGATAACTCCGGTATATGCGCCTGAGCCATATGTGAATACTCCACCGTCATACACTAGGCACTTATTACCAGAAGTTACTGGTAGGCCATAGAGTGCTGGGGGAAGATCATACTGCTTAATTGCTGCGGGCCATGGAGTAGAAAATGCTAGGTCAGGGTCCATAGTGTATGTTGACTCTGATGCATCCTTCGATCCATCGCTGAATGGATATAGTGTTGTGCCGTTTAGTCCCGGTCCATCGAAATATGGAGCAGGGTTTAATGGCTTAGGCCAATCCACGGGGAACATAGCCTTGTTTGCTTCTGCTGTTGTTCGTGGAAGTGTCATTCTTCCATTAGTGTCTCGGAACGCTAATCGTCCTCTTGGTGTTTCCTGGTTTATATTAGCACCGTCAATATCGTCGTACTTGTTAACTACGAACGCTGTTGTTACGGGATTACCAGTATTGATTGCGTCTGCCATTTTATACTTCAACCTCCTTTAAATAAATTAGTTATGACCGCGCCGCTGTTCTAAGAGCTAGGCGTAGTTCCTCTAATGATATTTCCTCATCCTGATCCGTTATTTCCGGCTTAGGAATGCCGTCCGTATTTCGTGAGGCAGACGCTTCGGCTGGGGGCTTCTGTGTGCCCTTCGCTGCAACAAGGTCAGATAGATATATCTCAAATAAACTATCATCTAGACTTGCAAGAAACTCTCGCTTCTCTGTAGCCTTTTCTGCGTCCTCGCTGAATGTAAATCCAGCCTCGACCCACTTTCTTGCTCTCTCTTCAACCCGTGCGTTCTTTTGTATAGCCGCCATTTGATCCTTTAGCGTGCTATTTTCCTCAACAATCGAATCATGCTGTGATCTGATATCCGCAATTTCTGCATCCTTAGCAGAAAGTGCGGCCATCAACTCCTCAATTCTTTTCTGTAATTCCTCTAGTTCCACTTTGTTACCTCCCGTATCTGTAGAAGATGCCTTGGTAAGCTTTAGTAATTCCTCATCTAATTCTTCGTCAGATAAATTGCTATCGGAAGCAAGCGCAAGTAATGCTGTTCGCTTTCCATAAGCAGGAAATTTGACGAATGTGGCTGCTTTGGTAATGATACCCTTTAGCCAATGAATTCCATCCTTTACTATACTATCCGAATATGCTAACTCCCACGAAATGCCGGGAGCCTTATTTTCTGCAAATGCTTGAAATAAAAATCCTATTTCGTCTTCGTACTCATCTGCATAAAGTGCTGCTGTACCAATTAATCGTTTGACTTCGCTTAAAGGTTCGTCCTCTATCTCCATGTGTATAATATGTCCGATAGGTATAGAACCAGCGTGGTTTCCTATCCCTTCCCCTAAATATCTCATCTTTACGGGCATATTAATCGCACTAGCAGCTACGGCGGGAAACTCCTCAAACTCAATGCCCATGCCGTTATCGTTCGGCTGATTGTCTGCAAAGATAAACTTAGCAGTAACCAAGAATGGGTTAGATTCTTCGGGCCGCTCGATTGAGGACATGACAATATTAAATGTAGAACTCTTCACATTATCACCTCTCTAAATTCCCTAGTGCTGCAAGTTTTTGAGACTGGGCAATGGTTAGTGTTTCTAATTCATTCACCCTGCGTTCTAATACCTCTATTATCTTGTCCCTTTCTTTAATATACTCTTGCATTTGTTCTATTTTCTTTTCTTGTGCTTCGACTATTTCCGTAAGTGTGTGGACAAGTTTTTCTTGATTGGCCCCTATACCAAGTCGAGAAGACCCGTATAATCCAATCAAAGCGATTAAGGTTGCCCCTAGAGAGCCTATTAATGCTACAACTATTTCCATTGCGGCATCCCTCCAGGGCCACTATCCATAATAATATTTCTTAATAAATCGTTAAATTGGGCGCAACTTATCTTAATGACCTTAGTTTTATTTTACCATATACCTTCTTAGCTATCACGGTACTCTTTAATATAACCATATAAGTCGCTTCGTCACGATCATTATACCGTTCTATATCCGATACAATAATCATTACCCTGTCATCTTCGCTGTATAGCACGCCCACCGATAGGGTAGGAGTTGGTATAGCATCTTTAGTTTTGATCATTGGGGACCGCTCATAGTGAACATGGTCTTCCCAAAATACTGCTACAATAGGATAATTCTTCATCAATTTTCTAATATTCCGCCAATTTGTTCTAACTTATCTGCTGTAATCTCGATCCCTGTAGACTCGGCAACCTTATTTATTAGGTTGAGTACTTCCTCATCATCCATTATTTCTGCGGCCAGTCTAGAAGTAGGCTCTTGGCCTGACGGCTTGACGCCTGTATTTCTATTGTTGATCGGGGTGTTCTGCGTTCCCTGCGGTCTGCCGTTAATTGATTTGCCATCCGGCCCCATTCCCTGCATTCCCGGTGGGAGTGGGGAGTACGGCATTGGTGGGAATGGCGGCATACCCTTCATGATTGTTAATTCGTCCTTCATTAATTCAACTTCTGAATTAAAGTCTATGCCCAACATATCATCTCGGGTTGTTCGGCTTAGGTTTCCTTCCTTGAATGCTTGAGCAAATACAGCCGCATTCTTTACAGCGTCCTGTAGTTTGACAGGCTTAAATGATGGAACAGGAGTATTCCTAAATCCATTCATCTCTCCTAACATCTCATACTGTACTGCTACCCAGTCAATTAATTCTTGCCGCAACTGCTCCATCATCGGCTGGATAGCCCAAGTAGAAATTTCTGAACCCTGTCCGCTCTTAGCCTCTCCTGTTACTAGCACAGCAGAGAAACCTAGTCCCTGCCCCAACTCATCATTAACCTGTCGATACTTATCCTGATCCAACATTGCTGCTACATCAGGAGTTATCCACTTAAGTTGAGTCGTGTGGTTAGAAAACAGGATAAACAATCTTTCAATTAATCTAGGATTATTTGCACGCGCAAGTATCTGAGTCTTTAACTCATCAAGATTTTCTCTTGTTTCTTCTGTTAGTGGGAAATTGTCGGAGCCTTCCTGTACAAGTAGGATGGCGTTAATGACTCTAGATGCTACCGCAAAGTCCATCCGACGAAGTTGTTGTTTAAATGTTAACGGCTCTAATACATTATAAAGATAGGGAGTAGGATAAGGACTATATGAGATTTCCTTTCGTAGTATGTAGTCTGGATCGGGAATGGCAATTTTGTCTGCTCCATTTCGAATCTCTTCTACATACTGAGGAAACTGTGTCTCATATAACTTTAACTTTAATTGTTGTTCCTTAATATTCTTTCCCGATCTACTGCGGATTAATCGTATGTCTGCCGTTGGTACCTTAATATAAAACTTTCTCTTGCCCCAGCCTACCCACTCAATATAGGTGAGTAGCGGAGGGTACCAGTCAAATATGGGAAACTTATAAACCTTATTAGGTCTAAGGTCAGGGGATATATCTCGTCCCCGTTCCTCTACAAAATCTACCCTAGGAATTAACATACCTGATAAGTAATATTCCAACGCCCCGTTATTTAAGAACCTCATCATTTTCGATGGGTTTCTTCGTAGCACGGCCTCGTAATAAGCGTTCGCTTCGTCCGTGGTTTTCTTTTGGCCGTTTCGTATTTCAGTAATAGTAAACTCTTGAAGTCTATTGATAACAGTTCCTACTACTCCCCCTCGCTGATAGAAGTCATAGCACATCTTAATAACAGCATGATAGTTTCTAGGAATAATTAATTTCTCAGGAGATAGCCCTAGAATTTGATACTGCTCATCTAGAGCATTACCCTGCGGGTAATAAAAAGACCCCGCTCCATCGAACGGGGAGGTTGCTCCGTCATATGCTGACGCTTTGGCTAATTGTATTTTATCCACTAGTTATACACTCCTGTATTCGGCACCAACCATTTAGCAGATACCAATTTAATCTTTATATCTTCCTTTAATTTAACTACAGGGCTTCCATAAGTATTTTCGTATGCCATAATTGCACACATCATTGCTGCCATTTGGTGGTCATCATCTGTAAAATATACAGGCTCTCCGGTAATGGTTCGTCTAAATTTTGTTCTCTCTAACTCTGCCATAAGGTTGTCATCGTCTTTGGAGAATATAAAACTCTTATCTTGTTGCACCCATCTAGATAAAGTCTCTACTGCGTGCTTCTTAACCTGTTCTTTCTTTTCATTACCTTCTTCGTCTATGGCAACCACCATAAACCCACCAAACTCTACAGGGTGTAGCCTTTGTAGATAATTATACTTTCCATAATTATCCAAGTCTCCAGCCAAGTCCTGGTATTGTACCTTACCGGGGCCACCCATATCTATTCCAATAAAACTAAATTGATATATTCTATCAAGCCAAGTTAAAACTTCCCTCTGTAAAGGATACTCTACACGCTGCATGATAATGCGGGCGAGGCACTTCCATTTACCTGTCATAAGGTCTTCATACATGATAAAGAATACGCCGGGATCAGGAGAATATCCAACATCGTATCCTAGCCCTAGCCGTGGCATAGCGCCCTTGTAGGACTCTACAGGGGGCGGTGCGAGGATTTCCTCTAGGTGATATCGTACCTTCCCGTCCATATCCCTTCTCTTGCACCCTTCAAACATCTGACTGGTCAGGATTATTAACTGTACTTCATGATCGTCAGTTACAAATCTTGTTCTATCAAAGACAGAGAATGTCGGTACTCCGTGCTGTCCTAGAACATAGTGCTTGTAATCTTCGGAGTCTTCCTGAACAGCAAAGTATTCTTTTCTTCTAATGTATTCAAGTTCAGGACTCCACCAACTCATGATTGTCTGAGGAGCGTTAAACTTTACATACTTCTCATCTAATTGATCTGTCGTATAGAGAACATTTTCTCGACGCTCACCATTCGGTACCCCCGAAGTAATCATCTGGAAATTATCTATCTCTACCTTAAGGCAGTTCTGCAATGATAGCCATGTTCTCCAAGGCAAGTCCTGAGCCTCGTCCACCCATATACGATAAGTGTGTAGACCAATAACATTGGACTCTGATCCTGCTGCGCCAGCAATTCTCATTAAAAGTTGGAACCCATTACTAAAATCAATCTTACCTTCTGTAACATTGATAGATGGGTGGTATTGCCTGATCAGCCAATGTCCTAAACACGCAGAACGAATTCTAAAGAATGCCAAATCTTTCTGTGCCTTATTTGGCACAAGAACAAATAATCCAGGATCGCCGGGAATAAACATTCCATTGACCATCCAGTAATATAGCATCTCGATCATGGTCGTTGTCTTGTGTACAGACCGGCCACAACACATGGAAACATAATTAGACCTACAGGTAGACCATGCCCTCTCATGTATTTCCAGACCGTTCCAGTTAGGATCATCTTCATTGATGAATTCACGGAACAGTACTGGGTGCTGTAATATTTGCGTAAGCGCCCATTCTTGTTCGAATACTTCATCTATCATTTAATGAATAACACCTGTTCTTTACATTGCCAGCATTCCCACTTGCTTGTTATTTCATGACTCATAGTGGGAAAGTTAATCCAAAGTCTTGCTAATTCAATCTTGCACTTCGGGCACTCGATAGGAGTAGTAGACCTCTTCCAGAAATCTTCGGCCCGCTTTCTGAGCGAGTCTATGTATTGTGGAATATCATCTACTTGCTTTTCCTTTCGCGCCTTTCTTGTAATGCCCAGCCGATCCTGTAATTCATTGATCGACATTGTAAGGCTGCGCTGTAAGTCACCATAGGACTTTAATGTTCTAGATAGAGTAACAGGATCAGATTGTAAAGTTTTCTTTACTGCACTCATATCCTTGTCGATATCTTCCTGCTGGATAAGATATCGTACTAGTTGGCGCAATGACTCAACATCATTTGAGTCATTCATATCTACGCCGTACTCTTCTTGAAGGCTGGCTAGTTTCTGCTCAAATCGCTTATCTAGTTTAGCAGTTGGCCCATCTATAGCGGCCATTAGTTGTTCTTCTTCCTTGACTTTTTCTTTCCGTAATACCATTTGTAATAATTGATAATCCGTAAAGTCTTTAAATCTCGGAATATTTCGCAGCCTTTTTATCTTACCTTTATACTGTTCAGGTATCTCCTGATTTTCCTCGTCCATTGTTAAACCTCAAAATAAAAAGCCCTGAGCATTTCAGGGCTTTGATTCTACCACCAAGTCTTTTGATTATCGTTCTTTGATAAGGCTGCGTAATTTTGATCTACAACAGCACGCTTCCAATCAAACTTTTGTCTATTGTAATTACTACCTCTACACGCACGGCACTTGCAATCCGTAAAGTGGTGTTTACTAAACCAGTTATTAGGTAACTCATCTATTAACTCAGACAAATAAAATAGATTCTTAAACTTCTTCTTTCTCTTGTTCGCTATCCTGTTTCTCTGAAAGCGTGTCAATTCTCTGCTGTGTCTTAGCATAATTTCGCTCCTTGGTAATAAACCTTCCAAATCTAGCAAACACTAACCAGATTAAAGATAGAATTAAAAATCCTAACCATACTTGGGGAATTACTGCACCATGAATAATCTGTAATACATAAAGTATTAATGTGGCTATTAATATTAAGATAAATATTATCCATAAAGACGATAACAAATTACTATACTTGGGAAGACCAGTTAGCATTCCGACCCCAAACCCGAAGATCATTATACCAACAACTGTACCTATTCCAATAATTATTTCCAAATAAACCACTTCCCATAAAGTGTTGGTTGCGGGGGCGAGAATCGAACTCGCAAGGCAAAGCTTATGAGACTTACCGGGGCAACCAGCCCTCCCCGCATTGGTGGAGTCGATGGGGAGTCGAACCCCATGTTAAAGTATTTAAGTATCGACTTATCGTGTACCGCAACTAATCGTCCACTCGACCCCATTGGTGGACCGGGTAGGATTCGAACCTACAGCGTTTCTTTGTGCCTGATCTACAGTCAGGTGGACTCACCAGATTGTCCAACCGATCCATTGGCCCGCCCGAAAGGATTCGAACCCTCAACCTACTGATCCGAAGTCAGTCGCTCTTGTCCATTGAGCTACGGGCGGTTAATTTAGAATCTCATGGAGTTTAGTCCACAAGGCTCTAACCTCATCGTATTCATTTACTATATCTTCTAGGGCTGCAATCTGCCTATTAGCTTCATCTAGTGCGTCCTGTGTTGCAGACAGTTGCTTCTGGCACTCTAACAAGTCTAATTGAGCAGTAAGTAACTTATTCTCTAATTCTGAAATTCTTGAATTAAGAGATATAACCTCAGTCTTTAGTACCTCTACCTGTTCCGTAAGAACTGTTATCTGTGCTTTATATGGAGCAACAATTATTTCTTTCTTATATTCTTCTGCTAGATTAATTATTTCTGTTAAGAATGCTTCTTTACTAGCCTTTGCTATTGGGCAGTTAGCCCGAGTAGCAGAGTTAAGATCGCTGTGCGCCCATACCGTATCTCTACTGATTGGAATATCTTGTGATAGACTAAAAGTTGCTAATAGGTATGCCATTGTTTCCTTCTGCGCCCTAGTAATAGGATACGATGACCCATAGCCACAGTTTTCTATTTCCAGCAAGAATGCTTCGTTAGCATTATACCCATTATCTAGATACATATTCTTTAGTATCTTATAACCAAAGATCGCTGTATTCGGGGTATTAACATCTCCATTACTCCATGCCGCATACTTCACAGGCTCGATAGCCTTTACGCCACTCCCGTCCCTGTTAAGATAATAGTGGGCGCTAGGGCCGTTAGAGTCTGCGCGATTAGCATAGTTGCGTTCATTAGTTGCGGCATTTTCTCCAAGATTATTTTGATTAGATGTAATATGAATACACGCTAATAGAAGTGGCTTTATTCTGCGCACGCTACCGCGAGGGTACCCATACGCCGTATTTGTTAATAGACTTGTAGTTATATCTGGTATATTCATATACGCTCCTAGTATTGGCTGGCCCGCAGGGAGTCGAACCCCGATTGATAGGTTCAGAGCCTAGTGTCCTACCATTAAACGACAGGCCAATGAGTGGTCCCTCTATGGGGAATTGAACCCCAATTTGCTGCCTGAGAAACAGCCGTCCTAATCCATTAGACGATAGAGAGATGGTAGCCCCACTTGGAGTCGAACCAAGGTCTTCGCGTTATCAGCACGACGATCTAACCATTAATCGATGGGGCTATGGATTTGGGTATTTAACACATTCTGTTATAATCTTGAACATTGTTTCCGGGTCGCCTTCAAGAAACTTTTCAAAGGCTTCCTGTGGAGGTTCCTTTCCATCTAGGTAAAATCCTAACAAAGTATTTTCGCTATCTAATGCTTTTACAAGCATATCAATTGCGTTCAAACAAACTTGAGGAACCTTATAAACTGTAGGTCCAGGGACTTCAACAGTCTTTACAATAACCTGTGGAGTCGGCATAGGGACCGGAGTAGGTGACGGAGTTACAACGGGTGCGCTACAAGCGCCCACTAATAGTAGTGCTGCAACGATCAAAGTAATTCTTTTCACATGAATCTCCTAACTTAAATTGATGGCGGTCCTAAGGGGAGTTGAACCCCTCCCTTCTGTTCGACAGACAGATATACTATCCGATATACTATAGGACCGTTGGGGCGGCTGTCGGGATTCGAACCCGAAATGTCAGAGCCACAATCTAAAGTGTTGCCATTACACCACAGTCGCCATGGCGAGTGCGAGAGGATTCGAACCTCCAACTAAGAGATTAAGAGTCTCCTACTCTACCTTTGAGTTACGCACCCCTACAGGAATTAATATTAATTTCTTAACATACTTATATGACGGAGGGTTAGAAGTAATCTGCCATGGATTACCGCCAGCAATATCTGCGACCAGTAATTCAGCCAAGTATCGTTCTATTGGTGGTGTAGCATCGAATGTATTATCTTCGAATAGCATCCATATCTGTACCATTTTACCCCCGTAATGCTGTATCCTCCCCTAGCGTTACTGCAAAAGCATCAAACAATAATACTAATAAGATAAACGCTAACAGAATCATAATATCACCCTTTGGTTTGGTTGGCCCTATCCTTCTTCCTCCAACCCGATAGGCGCGGAACATCAGACCTAACATAAATAATCTGGTGAGCCATGTAGGATTTGAACCTACAACCTGTGGATTAAAAGTCCCTTGCTCTGCCGGATTGAGCTAATGGCCCTTAGTATTCTTTTCTAATATAGAATGCTGCTGCTAAACAAACTATTGCAATTAATATTAATATTACTGGGTCCAACTTAACTCACTTCGACTTCGTAATCTGGCTTAGGTGTTGGACTACTTACTAACTTAATAGTAGAGAAACACTTAGGACAAGTTACCGTAGTATTTAACTCGCCCCAAGTAACACCCTTGCATCTAGACTTTGGACAAAACACTTGATACTTATAAATTGTCTGAGGATACCAATAAGTATAATATGTACTAGTAGGCCAATAATCGTTCCATGTTATAGTACCAGTAGTAAGACTGGTATTACCTAAATTTGGTACTACATATTCATACTCTTTCGTCATTCTATAACTCCTAAATAAGTGGTGCCACGGGACGGACTTGAACCGCCGACGCACAGGGCTTCAACCTATCGCTCTACCAAACTGAGCTACCGTGGCTTATCGATTAATCGTCTAGTTGTAAGTATAACTAATCTGTAGCAATCTAAACAAAGTGTGTAAGAGGCACTATCAGAAGGCTTAGTAAATACTACATTGCAATACTCATCAGACTGCTTTGCACAATTAACATTAGAACATTTCATTGTACACCTTAAGTTGGCGGGACTGGCAGGATTCGAACCTACATCTTCCAGTTTTGGAGACTAGCATTTTACCAATTAAACTACATTCCCATCTATAAAAATAATAGCACTAGAGTAAAGATTAACTGCATTGCTATCAAACTATCAATAAATAATTTATAATATTTTGTAGTTGTTGCCGCATCTTGCGCCCATTGCGTAATTAACAGCCGCTTATCTTCCGTCACTTTTACCACTTCCTTTGGTTTACCTTAGCGGCTGGAGCGGTAACGGGGAATCGAACCCCGATCCTCGACTTGGCAAGCCGATGTAATTACCGTTATACTATTACCGCATGGTGCTGCGACGGGGAATCGAACTCCGATTTACAGTTTGGAAGACTGTCATGTTGACCTTTACATTACCGCAGCCTAATCTTGCGCCCGATTTTTGGGTAACACCCACTCCTTTCCGAACGCTATTTCGCTTTCCGTTGCAAATAGTGCCCACTCTATAGGACGCTTATCCTCTTTCGCTATATTGCATGGAGTACAACAAGGTGTTGTATAAGTACCATCCAAACTCTTAGGGTATACATGATCCCTAGTCATCGTATCTATCGGTATAAATCTACCGCAGTACGAACATTGAATCTGACTAGTCCTTTCGTCCCGCATAAAATGAAAATCGAATGGAAAATTACCTGTTATCTTAGCAGCGAACAACCACGAAGTACGCAATCTTCGCTTCTTTCCCATATCTATTAATGCTGAAAACTAACCTATTTAGGGCGAATTTCAGCAAACTTCACTCCTTTGTTATGAAATTGGTCGGGGTGATAGGATTCGAACCTACGGCCTCATGGACCCAAACCACGCGCTCTAAACCAAACTGAGCTACACCCCGTAAAATTATTTAATTAAGATTTCCCACATCTCGTTTACTAATGGGCACTTGCATCCTCTAGCATCATGTTCCTCATCTTCATCATTATGAAAGTGAGTTAAAATAAAGCCAGATAAATTTCTTAGTCTGCACCCACACTCTGGACAAGTAGGCCATACCTTCTGTCCATCTCTAACTGTAACCGGCATTCTATCCACTCCTGTATTTCTTCTTGATCTGCATGGCTAATCCAGCCTTTACAAGATTCTGGTAGGCTATGCCAAACTTTCTCTCAGCCGCCTTATCCGCTACCTTACATTCTCTGATGGCCTTGGCTGCTGCTTCATACCTATCATACAATATCTGATTGTCCATCTTCAACTCTCTCTATTTCAAAGTTAATAACTCGCTGCTCTAGTACATCGCCCTCTTTGTAGGTCTTATAGATATCTTCTATCGTACCCCCAAAGTAAGTAATCTTTCGTATTTCTAAGCCTGGAATATCCTGAATATAATATCTCATAATGTCAGGAGTAAATCCTGTCTTATGAAACTGTCCTTCATGCTTCTGATTACCGTAGATGATATCCATGCACCAGTTATTATACGGGTGTTGCAGCCACCACATACAGGCCCATGTAAGGTCTGGTACCAATACCTGTAATCTTCCCCCGACCTTTAATACCCGCTTCCATTCTAGAAGTGTGGGCATTACCATATACTTGGATATGTGTTCCAGACAATGGGAAGCGTAGATTATATCTACCTCACCATCAGCGAATGGCAACTCCCACATATCTGCCTTGATATCAGCAGACTCAACATATTTATCAATAGATATAAAGGAGTCGTCGCCTGATGGCCCTCCTGCACCTATGTCTAACTTAATCATATAATACTCCTAAAGAATTGGCACCCCCGAAGAGATTCGAACTCCCAACCTTGGCGGTAGAAACGCCCTGCTCTAATCCATTGAGCTACGGGGGCGCAGATTAACTTGGCGGCGATCCTTGGAAACTACCTAACCATTCTAGATATTCTTCTTCTGTAAATGGTCGCCTATCTGGCTCGATTACTAAGTTTTCAGGAGATAGGGATAAGCGCTTGATAAGCCCTATGCCTACAACACTAAGTCTTTTCTCGCCTAAAATTTCTTCAATATAATTTGCTTCTTTATTCTTATGGCTAAATGCGCTATCGTAAATAATCATTTCAGGAGGTTGATAATCTAGTTCATTTTTCTTATCTCTATACATATTATAGAATTCATGCTCTAGATATACAGCCTCTTCCTTTGTTTTAGGTAGAGGAATATTATCCATCTGTCTAATGATGCTGGCTTGCCACTTGCCTAGATAATACTGCATAGGATTCTTGCAATAAGTGCAAGTTTTTCCAGGGTGATTTTCGAATGAGTCCCATATAAAGGACGGATTAATAAACTGGATGGAGTCTTGGATCAGCCAGAATTCATCTAGGTCTGTATGCTCTGTAATAACTTTGATTGCGCCCATCTCTCGATGATCGCCATCTAATAAGACTACATTAAAATACTTGGTTAACTCTTCTATCCACTTAGGATGGGCATTCTTGCCGTCGTTAACTACAACATAGAATGGGTACTGCCCATATAGCGGGCTTAGACTATCTAGACAAAGGTTAGCCCACTTAGCGCCCCCGCTCCATGTAACTACTACAATTCCTTGTTTCATTTATTCACCTAAAGTTTGGTGGCTTCGGAGAGATTCGAACTCTCACTTGTATGCTCCTAAGGCATATGCCTCTACCTATTGGGCTACGAAGCCTTGTTGTTTGCGTCTACAATTAATCTACCAATTACTTCCGCGACTTGGGGCACGACGCCGTTGCCGAGTGACCACAATCTGTGTACCCTACGGGGAGTCCCATGAGCCAATCTACCCAATTCGGGTTCAGTTGCCCAGTAATCTGCTCCGCGTCCTGTACGGTAGCGTCTAAATATTTCCGTGATAATCGGTGCTGGTGGGATGACGAACCAATCGGTCCTGTACCCTTCCACTCCGATGCCCTTGGAGTCGGCCAAATCTTCTGTGCTTCCCTCTCTGCGTCCACCACTCTCGTTGTCAAGGACTTCTGATGAGGCTTGTTTCCACTCGCCCCGGCTGGTCGCCTCTGATAGCCCTGACGAACCTCGCTCGCTGCTGGTGTCGGCCAAATTGTTACTGCTGTCCGAAGGTTCATTCCTCCCTGACGCTTCTCCGATGTTCCCGGTCCACCCGTTCCATCGCTCGATGTTGGAGTAGGCCACAAGCCATAGTCTATCTCTTTGATGCGGGCTGCCAACGAAGGCTGCTGGAAAAGTTGTCCACTCCGCATCATACCCGAGCGTGGAAAGGTCTGCGAGGACTTCCCCGAAACCTCTGCCAAGTAGTCCGGGGACATTTTCCACAAGGACGAATCTTGGTCTAAGGCCGCGAATGATTCTAGCAAATTCCGGCCAGAGCCACCTTTCATCTTCCTGCGCCTTTTTCTTTCCGGCGATGGAGACTGGCTGGCAGGGGAATCCTCCTGCGAGAACATCGACTCTTGGTAAATCTTCACAATCTACTTCCTTGATATCTGTGTATTTAATTGTATTCGGGAAATTCTTCTCTAGCAAATGCTGGTTCCAAGGATCAATCTCTACCTGAAAGATTGTTTCCATACCGGCCCACTCTAAGCCAAGGTCCAGCATTCCTGCGCCAGAGAACAACGACCCTACTCGTAATTTATTCATCGCCATGAAAGACTCTCGCCCTAATATTAAATGGACCGGGCCACTCAACTGACTTTCTCTTGATTAGATACGGATTGTCTAACACGATGTTAGTCCTTCCAAACTTCTCATCGTAGTAGTTGTTTGGATTCTTGTTGTGCCACTCAGGGAATAATACTGCTAACTCATGCCCCTCTAATTGCTTCGCAACTCCTTCATATGCCATTGGAAGCACTTGCTCCCAGTAGAAGGCATCCATCTTATTAAGAACGGGCGGTAACGGGAACTGCATTAAAATCTGCCTACGATACTTTCCTAGATAACATGCCCAGTCTTTACCGAAGGCAACACTCCTACCGGGATATTCATCAAACATGATATCAAAGATTTTAGTATCCTTAATTTCCAATGTATCCTGAATAAGAATAAACTCCTCGTATCCTGTAAAGACAATCATGGCTTCTAGGCCACCCATTTCCCAGCGATTACCTTCGACGGGAAATACCTTGTGCCCACAATTCATAAGCCACGATAATGTCTCTTCATCCTTTACGGCTGCAATATCATTGATAACTACAACAATATCTCTATTATAATCTTTTAAACTAGTCTCTAACAATTCCTTTGCTAGATGTATTGTCCCTGCCCAACTAACAAGCAAGATTGCTTGCTTTGAATTCATCTGGTCCCTCCGATCAGATTCGAACTGATACTTAATAGAGTTTGAGTCTACCCTCTCTGCCAATTGGAGTACGGAGGGATTTGGTAGCCCCGGTCAGATTCGAACTGACACTATAAGGATTTTAAGTCCTCTTCCTCTGCCGGTTGGGATACGGGGCCGTTGGCGAGGCGGAATTCGCTTCAACTTAGGGAACCCCTTCCGCCTCACCTATACTATACCACATTAGAAGTCGCAATGCAACTCCTTTTTATTTAATATAGTCGGTCTACAACTTCAAAGCCATTAGTCTGTGCAATTTCACGGCCTGTTCCATCCTTGCCCCAACCTTCATATTCGTACCAACCAATTACTGTGGGGCGATATATGTAGTATAAATAACCAGAAGCAGCAACTAAATCTGCGCCCGAATATGTTATAATTTCCCCAGCCGGGTCTTTAACACTTAGACGCATTTCGTTAGGAACCATAGGATCGCCGTCTTGATCATAAAACTCTAATCTAAGCTCTGGCGATCCTCCTAGTACATAGACATTGGGTTTAACCATTTAATCACCCCCAGTAATTTCTATCAGATAGTATGAGACTTAATCCTGCTCTATCTGATACTTGTATATCAAATTCTTTTGTATCTGTAATTACATGATCCTTATGCTCATCTTTAATATTGATATCGAGCGGGTCTACATCGCTTAGTACAAGCGTCATTGATGTGTCGCTTATGATTAATTTATGTAGAATAAATACGATTCTAATGTAGGCTGCGGCCTGTCCGACTGCTGTAGCCTTGACAATGAATACCTGAGCCTGTGCGAATACTGCCTGTGTAGCGAGTACTGTTGTTATTGCTTGTCCATATACCTGAACATAAGTTACAATTAATGCGCCCGCTTGCCCGTATGCTGTAGAAGTAACTTCTATCCAAGCGATAGCCTGTGCATATATTATAACCGTTGCCTTGACGCTTACTTGGGCATTAGCATGGACTTGATATAGTTGTCCAATTAATGCCCCCGCTTGTCCAGACTGAGTGTAAGTAGTCTTGATAATTGTCTGTGTTTGTGCATAATTATACACAACAAGTTTAATATATGCATTAGCCTGTGCGTATGCTTGGTAAGTCGCCTCAATTGCTGTTCGTGCCTGTGCATATACCGTGCTTGTAATCTCGATCCAAGTCTTAGCCTGTGCATAAACCTTGTAGGTTGTCTTGATTTGAGTCTGTGCTTGTGCATAATTATTAACTGCATACGCTATAATACGAGCCTGAGCCTGTGCAGACTGAATAAATGCTCCTGCTATCCAAACATTTGCCTGTGAGTATGTTTGATAAGTAGCCTTGATTTGTGTCTGTGCCTGAGCGTAGACTTCTCTAGCAGATATGATGAAGGCTTGTGCTTGTCCGTGTACGAAAACCCTTACGAAAATGTAAGCATTTGCTTGCGCCCATGCCTGATAAGTTTGCTCGATCTGAGTTTGGGCATTTGCATATCCCTGGAAAGTTACCTTTATCCAAGTATTTGTTTGTGCGTATGCTCGATAGGTTGCCTTAATTTCTGCCTGTGCTTGAGCATATGCTTGTACATTATATGCTAGAATTCTAGCCTGTGCCTGTGCAGTCTGTGTAAATGAGCCTTCAACTATTGTTGCTGCTTGACCATAAGCCTGAACATTAAATGCAAGTATCCTTGCTTGTGTCTGTGCATACTGCTGGTACATACTCTTTACAGAAGTCTGAGCATTTGCAAATACTATGTACGCTTGCTTTATTTGTCCCTGCGCTTGTGCGTAAGCTTGATAAGTATTCTTGACATTTGCCTGTGCTTGTGCAAATATCAAATATGTTTGTCTTATCTGCGCCTGAGCCTGAGCGTACTGCTGATAAGTTTGCTCGATCTGTGCCTGAGCATTTGCATACGACAGATATGTTTGCAGAATTGTTGCCTGTGCGTTGGCATATGCAAACAAAGTTGCTTCGATCTGAGTCTGTGCCTGAGCATAAGCATTCTCTGTTCTTACGATATGAGACTGTGCCTGACCATACTGCTGGTATGACTGCACAATTTGTGTAGCAGCCTGAGCATAAGCATTGTATGTATAGGTAACTCTAATGAATGCTTGTGCTTGTCCAGACTTTCTATAAGTCTTCTTTGGAGCGCCGTAAGGAACCTGTAATTCTACCCAAGAGACATATGTTCGATCTGTCGAAGTAAATTCAACAATTAGAGAAGAGTAGTCAGCAATGGAATTGATTTCAAGATCACTTAAGGCATACTCAAATGTCTGGAAACCATTAGCCGGTTCTACAAGCACACTTGTAATCATGGTGTCGCCATCGTATAGTTGAACACCTAGATTACTTGTGCCCCGCGTATCTGAGCGCCACCGCAGGATATGATGAATGGGCCAATCAGGAATATTAAGAGGTTCTAGTTCTACCCTATATGTATAGAAACCAGTTGGTAGACTTGTAGTAATAAAGTCTGTATCATCTGCTGATACTTCATCTATTGCTGTATATAGGTCTTCTATTCTACCAATTAGTGCCCCAGCATTTGCGTAGGCATCCCCACCCACAGAGGGTACTGTAATAGTGGCATTAGCCTGTGCGTAAGACTGGTATTGAGACTTTACCTGAGACTGTGCTTGGGCATATGCTAGATACGCTTGCTCTACTTGTGTTTGAGCCTGAGCGTATACCCTATAGGTAGTTTTAATCTGTACCTGTACTTGAGCATAAGCACGATATGTTTGCTTGATTTGTGCTTGACCCTGGGCATAAGCTTTATAAGTTTGCTTTATCCAAGTACTTGCCTGTGCAGATACCATACTCTTTTGTACGGTTACTGATATTGCTTGAGCATAGACAGAATATAATTGTTTTATTTGCCCCAAAGATTGAGCATGGCCTAGATAGGTTTGTTTAACCTGTGCCAAAGATTGAGCATAACTATTATAGGTACTAAGTCCAGCAGCGATTTCTGCTTGGGCTTGTGCAAAACCCGCAGAAATATATCTTTGCGCCTTTAAATTATCAACTGAGATAGTGTATCCAGTCTCTTCGGCAGAGGCAAGCAGCGCAATAGAGCCGGGAGCAAATTGCTCAGGGTAGATAGGATCAGGTAGTGTATTAATATTATGCTGCCAATCAGGCTCTTGAGTACCCCTTTCCCAATATTTAGCGCGTAAATCTATAGTACCATCTAAAATATTTACTACCTGTACTCGGACTGTATACCATGTTGCCGCAGATAAGGTACTTTCTACAATACCCCCGCTATATACAGGTGTCCCTCCTACATACGCCATAAAAGAGCTAGCAGTAGCACCAAGACTATCAACCTCAACAGAATAAATCCAGCCCGTGGTCATGTTAAAGTTTTGAGATGCCCTAGAAATTAAACCTATTGCTGGGTTAGATTTATCCGCTGGCGGAAGAGATGGGATATAAAAATCAACCTGAAAATCAATATCACCAATGCTAATTTCATTTAACTCGATTATAGCCATTATATCCGTGGGATTTAGGATAAACTGTCCGACTCCCGAAGAAACTTGATATAATGAGGTAGGTGTAATTACAGGAGTCCAATCTCCACCATTTTCTGCTGTTCCCCATCCATCATTTACTGTGCGTGTAAATGTATCATAAGCATAATCTAGTCCTTTAATTATAACCATAGATTGGGCATAATTATTATAAGTTATAAATGGTGGGGCTATCTCTGCTTGTGCCTGAGCATAAGAGTTTGCAATTACTTTTATATCTGCTTGTGCTTGTGCAAATCCTCGCTGAATTATCTTAATATGAGTTTGTGCCTGTGCAGATGCATTTACTGTAGTAGCGCCAGCAGTATAATCTACGGTGATTGATACATAGTCAATGCGTATTGTTTCTGAGACTGCACTATTTGCCCGGTCATATAGGAAGTGAGCAAAAACTGTTTGATCACGAAGGTTCTGTAGTGTTGGAATAGTTGTAGCAGTAGATTCAATGACTTGATCTGCTGTGCTACCAGAATACTCCCCTATGTTTCCTACATCGGTTCCAGACGGGTTTTCAATAGTGATATCAATAACGCTTCCAATACTCTGATTTAACCCAACTTCTGCACTAACCTTTACAGAGTTAATAGTAGAGCCATCAGGAATATCAGAAATGCTGTATGATGGGAACCCATACCTTATTTCTGCTGTACCGTTTCGGGACGATTGGGTATGCGTAGCATACTGATCATCGCTAGTAGTACCATAAGCATTTGTTGGCAGAGTCCATACGCCAGTTATAACTGTATTAGAACTAGCAGCCTTAGTTAGAATAGCCATTTATATCACCGTCCTTACCCAGCCATCGTTGCTTAGATCAGCGATTGGTCTAGCAATCTGTGGGATATAAATGTAAACTATTGCCTGACCATATTGGCCGCTTGTGGCAAAGATACTTGCCTGTGCTTGTGCTGTTGCTACCTGTAGTCCAGCCAACCATGCCTGTGCTTGACCTACTACATAAGTTGTAGCCTTTATTGCGCCCTGTGCCTGAGCATATGCTAGGACAATACCCTTGATATAGGCTTGTGCTTGTGCGTAAACAACATAGGTCTGCTCAATGTAAGCCTGTGCTTGGGCATGGGCATTATTACCAGTTACCTTTATGTAAGCATTAGCCTGAGCGTGTGCGCTGTAGGTAGCCTCAATTGTCGCTAGTGCTTGTGCATAGACCAAGTATGTTTGCTTGATTTGTGCCTGAGCCTGTGCAAAGACAAGATTTCCAGTTACCTTTATGTAGCCTTGGGCTTGTCCGTATGATTGATACGAAGTCTTTACTGTGCCTTGTGCCTGTCCATACGCAGGATATGCTTGCTTTATTGTTGCGCCCGCTTGAGCGTAGGACTGGTAGGCTTGCTTGATCGCTGCTTGAGCCTGAGCATATGCCTGATAAGTTGTTTTGATCTGGCCTTGTGCTTGACCGTAAGCATTGGCTGTAGCCTTGATCGTTGCCTGTGCTTGTGCATGGGCACTCTGCTGTCCTGCAATGAGTGCTAGTGCTTGTGCAAATTGAGGAACATTGTACGCATTTAGTTTAGCCTGAGCCTGTGCAGATTGATTATAGGCAGCTTCAAGGACTGCCTGAGCCTGAGCGTATCCTTGATACGAAGTCTTGACAGTTGCCTGTGCCTGAGCATAGGCAACATATGTCTGCTCTACCCAAGCCTGTGCCTGAGCATATGCTTGATATGACTGCTCGATCCAAGTATTGGCTTGTGCATATGCTTGGTATGCTTGCTTTATTTCTGCTAACGCTTGTCCGTAACCATGATATGCTTGCTTTATTGTTGTTTGTGCATTAGCATATCCAGCAGAAGTAATTTCTATCCAAGCATTAGCCTGTGCGTAGACTCTGTAGGTCTGCTTAATGTTTACCTGAGCCTGAGCATAGGCTAGATACGACTGCTTGATCTGCGCTTGCGCCTGAGCATACTTCTGGTTAGCAACAGATATAATTGCCTGTGCTTGAGCGTATTGCATATAGGCTTGCTCAATCTGAGTCTGAGCCTGTGCGTAACCCTGTGCGGTTATTTCTATCCAAGTATTAGCTTGTCCATAAACCTTGTTATCTGTTACCTTTATATGCGCGTTCGCCTGTCCGTATACGGAATAAGTGTAAACGGGGATAAAGATTTGTGTCTGTGCTTGAGCGTAGGCTAGATATGTTTGCTCAATATACGCCTGTGCGTTAGCATATTGAATACTTGTCTGTTCAATCCAAGTCTGCGCTTGTCCGTATACTTGATATGTCTGCTCTATCCACGCGCCCGCCTGTGCATAGGCTCTATAGATTTGCTCAATTGTGGCTTGCGCCTGAGCATATGCATTATAGGTAGCCTCAATTTGAGTCTGAGCCTGAGCATAAGCCTGATATGTTTGCTTGATTAGACCTTGCGCCTGTGCGTACCCTCTGTAGGTTTGCTTGATCTGTGCCTGTGCCTGTGCATAAGCCATAACCGCTACAGTCTTTATATGAGCGTTAGCCTGTGCATATACTTGATAGGTTTGCTTAATACTTGCTTGTGCTTGTGCGTAAGCATTGAAGGTAAATACTTGACGGCTTATTAGTGCTAATGCCTGACCAAATGCTCTTCTAACCTTAGCCCCTGTTCCTTGAGGCATTTGTACTTGCACCCAAGTAATAACTACTCTTTCATCAGTTATAGCATCGAGTGGTGTAAAGCGAATTCTAAGATCAGAGTAGTCAGTAATGCTTGCTATTTCAGCAGGAGTTAGATTAAAACTATATTCAGTTTCAGTACCAGTAAGCGAAATATCTCTGGAAGCTCTAGATATAATTCCCTCTCGCAAAGAAACTGATACTGATGCCTGTTGGTAGTTATAGGCTAGAGCGCGGAACCTGACAATAACATCTTGTAGGAAGTCAGGGGTTGAAGCAGTAGTTAATTGTGCCTCATAGTAATTGGTACTTTGGGGCGGGGAAATAATTCTATCAGAAGTATCTGGAGCCTCTTCATCTATGAAACTATATAGGTTCGTTGTTAGACCTATAAGAGCATTTGCTTGAGCATAGAATGTCTTTGTTGCCCCCGGCACAGTAATCTCTGTCTGTGCTTGAGCGTATCCATTATAACTGGCTTCAATCCAAGTATTTGCCTGAGCATAACCTCTGATAGAGGCTATCTTAATCCAAGTAAGTGCTTGTGCATATACTCTCTGATCTATAGTTTTAATCCAAGTATTTGATTGAGCATATACTTTATAAGTTTGTTTAATTTGAGATTGTGATTGCCCCGACTGTAATACGATTGTTGCCCCACCAGAAGCAGTAATTTGTACTTGTGCTTGAGCAACTTGTCTAGGAGGCTTTTCATTTAATGCAATTAACGCTATGCTTCCAGATTCAACAGCCCCAGTTGAGTCTATAATTATAGATGTTTGTTCTAAACTAACAAAATCGTTATAATAATCTAGATAATAAAACCCATTACCATATCCTGCTAATATTTGCGTATCTAAAGTTGTACCTAAAACCTCATCAAAACTATATGTAGAAGCAAATGATGTATTACCGCCAACACCTATATACAATCTATTATAAAAAGGACTAGTAAAATAACCTAGGTCAATAATTAGTTGAGTATTGACCCCAGTATATGTATCACCAGAAAAATCTCCTGCAAAAAATCCATTTATGACTTCATATATTTGAAACTGGTAGTCAGTATCAGAATTACTCCAACTTACTGTAATTTGGTTCGTAGGGGATGCATCAGACACATTTGTTGTTACATATATCCTAGCTTCACTATCTCCTAATAAATAGGAGTTAGAGGCTGCTATCCAAGTTTTTCCTCCACCAGAAATAGTTGGTGGTGTACCAGAAGTTAAGTCTCCCCAAAATGCTAAGACTAACATACTTCTAGAATCGGGTTCTTCAATAGAGATGTTTATATTAGTTGATGATGAACTAGTATCCGCAAGATATATTCTTCTAATAGCAAGTTTATCAGAGCTTACTAGTGCCTGTGCTTGACCAGTTACTTGATAACTCTGCAAAATTTGGGCCAAAGATTGACCACTTACTTCATAAGTAGTAACTCCACTAGTTACAATTTGTGCTTGTGCTTGTGCGTATCCATTATCATACCATCTTGATAATTCTACATTATCCAAATACAAGTTAATATCAGAAATCGACCATGCGGAAATTCTTGTATGACCGGGTAAAGAATCTGCTGTAGTTGCAGACCCAGTTTGTGTACCACTATAACTAGCGCCAGTAGATAGATTTTCTAGCCTGTAATCACTAACAATATTTGTTCCATTCCAGTTTACAAATCCTTTATAGGCCCAAGTTTCTCCGACCTGATATACGGGATTTCCACTAGGAATAGCAGTAAGATTGTTTTTATTAAAACCTGTTATTACTCGTATTGTGCTATCTGACCAAATAAATACTCCTAATCTCTTACCATCATTTGCGACAGTTGAAGAAGTAGTTGAAGGAACTCCGTCTATAAAGGCTATTGTAACACTTGAATCGGGTGAAGATGACAAGCCAAACTCAAAATAAACTCTCCATTTAGTTGGTAATACTACATTGTACAACCCACCAAAGGTGTTATAGGCAAGTGATTTGATAGCCTTACCATCGCTTACAGAAGTATAATCATTAGTAGGAAACGACCATACCGCCCCAGTATCAGATGTTCCCCAACCCTGTGCTTCCGTTCTTGTAAAGGAGTCGTAAACATAATTATACTGTGGGGTGGTCGCTATAAGGGCTGCTGCTTGCCCTATATTTGTAGCTCTTATTATAATAAGAGATAATGCTTGTGCATAAGTGTTATAAGTTGTAAGCGCTAATATTTGTGCTTGAGCCTGTGCGTGAGTTACAGTAGTGACAGCACCCGGAGTATAATCAACTGTAATGGATACATAGTCTATTCTTACTGTTTCAGAGGTAGAGCTATTTGCCCGGTCATATAGGAAGTGGGCAAAGACCGTCTGATCGCGTAGGTTTTGTAATGAGGGTATTGTAGAAGCAGAACATTCGATTAGGGTATCAGTTGTATTACTTGTTTCTACACTAGTTCCAACATCAGTACCAGAAGGATTTTCTATAGTAATGCCAATTACTGATCCAATGCTCTGATTTACGGCAGCTTCCGCGCTTACCTTTACAGAGTTTATTGTAGACCCATCTGGAATATCAGAAGTTGTAAACGAAGGAAATCCAAATCTTATTTCAGCAGTACCGTTTCTAGACGCTTGGGTATGAGTAGCATACTGGTCATCACTAGTCGTTGAGTAAGCGTTTGTTTGTGTTGCCCAAGTATCGACAACATCTGTGTGGGAATTAGCGGCTTTTGTCAAGATAGGCATATCAAATCACCACCCCTACCCAACCGTTGGTGGCGATATCAGCAATTGGGGCAAGATAAACAGGCGTATATATCCATACCATTGCATTAGCATAATTATTGACTGAACTGGCAAGTTTAGTCTGTGCCTGTGCATGGACGGTATAAGTTTGTTCAACTGTTGCCCCCGCTTGGGCGTAAGCCCTATATGTTTGCTTAATGGTTCCTTGACCTTGTGCATAGACTCTGTATGAAGTTTTTATTTGCGCCAAGGCTTGTGCATATACTCTATAGGTAATCTTTACTTGTGTTTGTGCCTGAGCATAAGATCGATAAGTTTGCTTTATCCGCGCCTGTGCTTGCGCTATATAGGTATAGGCTCCCTTTAGATAGACTTGTGCTTGTGCAGACTGATTCCAACCAATAGACTTAATGCTAGCCTGAGATTGTGCGTATTGGGTAAATGCTACCTCGATCCAAGCATTAGCCTGAGCATAGCCAAGATAAGTAACTTTAATTATAGTTTGTGCCTGAGCATACGCTCTTATATTTACTGTCTTAACCCGTGTATTTGCCTGAGCATGGGATCGGTATGTCTGTTCAATCTGAGTCAATGCTTGTGCATAGGCTCTATAGGTTGTTTTAACTATACCCTGCGCTTGAGCATATGATCGGTAGGTAGTTTTAATTTGAGTCTGAGCCTGTGCGTATGCTCTGTAAGTAGTCTTGATCTGTGTTTGTACTTGTGCATAACTTCTGTAAGTAGTTTTTATTTGAACCTGTGCTTGACCGTAGATTTCATATGTTGTAGCTGCTGATAGTACTATCTGTGCTTGTGCCTGAGCAAAGGTTGGACCTTCTATTGCCCCTCCTGTCGCTGGTCTTAATGCCCCTACAACTCCTGCCCACGCAAGAGAGGAAGATATGGTTCCTGTAATAGTATCGGTACTACCAGCAGAGGCCATGATTCCATCAGCAGCCATTGTATCCTTGATAGTAGATGCTTGGAATACTTCGACATATTCTGTTACTGGCTCTCCACCATCAACTGTTAATCTTTCCGCAGAAGAGTTTGCTGAAACTCCTACAAATACCATTGCCCCGTTTGTAACAGTCGTTATACCTGTTAATGAGTATACTGTATTAGCAGCACCGTCTGTTCCTACAGCCGTAACATCAAGAGGGGTTGAGGTATCAACACCACTATAGCGCGTTAAAACCCAGCCAATATATAGAGTATTATTAGTAGTAAATGTAAAGTCACCTGATAGCGATCCAGTTGCCTTGCGCCCATAAATATATAGATCAGGGTTTGATTGTCCCGTAGCAGAACCTATTAAAGTCCATCCATCAGATACAAGAGAGATACCCGTTGCCCCTCCATTAAATCCGACCGTTAAAACAAGATAATCGTCAGCCACTACACCCGTTGGGTATGTTACTGTATGGGTATAAGGTCCAGTACCAGTAGGTATACCACCGCCAGAGTTATAGGACTCTCTAACTATTGTTGAATATCCACCACCTTTTGGATAGGTAGTTTTAATCCAACCCTGTGCTTGCGCATATACTTGGTATATTTGTTTTATATTTGTTTGTGCTTGAGCGTAACCTCTATAAGTAGTGACACTTCCTGCTATTTGTGTCTGTGCTTGTGAGTAAGCCTGATATCTTTGTTTTATTTGTACCTGAGCTTGAGCATAGCCCCTATAGGTAGCGACGGCTCCTGCTATCTGTGCTTGCGCTTGGGCAAAAGTTGGGCCTACTACTTCCCCGCCCAAACTCATAGCCTTAAAATCATCAATATCGTGGCTATAATAGTAATAGTCACCGTCAGCAGTAACTATTAATCCAGCATAACCCGAAGTTGTTTGGTTAGCAGAGGTACTATCTGTTGTTTCTAATGCCCATCCAGTACCTAACGCTCCCTCAGTTGTTCGGCGCTCTACTTTTATATATGTTGGAGAAATTCCTGTTGCTTGAAGTCTAAACCAAGAACCAGTAGTACCAACTGATCCTAAATTTGTCCAACTGCCACTTACAACTCTGAAAAGCGTCGTTGAAGCAGCGTATACAGTTCTATCGCCATTTCTTCTTACAAATAAATTTCCCCAATACTCTCGTGTACTAGCGTTTAAATTTGCTTGAACCCAGCCATCTCCAAGTATAACAGGGCTGTAGTACTGATAATAATCGGAAAAATCGCCAGCATTGACCGGAATAGATACACGATCAAGTGTTGCACTTACATACGCATCAGTAGCACTACCCTCAAGAAATGTCCAAGCACTACCTAAGGTATCTGGTGCCCAACCATTTAAACTAACATTACTTCCTGTATTATTAAAATGGTCTTCAACTACTAATGTATCCCCGCCGCCAAGTGGATAAGTCTGCTTTATCCAAGTATGTGCTTGCGCATATGATTTATTAGCAAGAGATTTTATACGGGATTGTGATTGGGCGTATCCACGATAAACAGTTTTTATTTGA